CTGGCGGAACCTGTCCAGTGCCTCACTGGCTTTTTGGTTTCCAATTAAATCCTGAAAAAACACCACAAAAGATTGAAACGCTTCTGGCGTCATGCCCGTGTCTAAATACTGACGCAGCAGCGGGCAGTGCGCCGCCTGGACCGCCGTGCAGAACCCGCCGACCGCAGTACAGTTTCCGTTGTCCTCATGCCTAAAGTAACAACGCAGGCAATTAACATTTCCCATTATTTCTACACCTCCTTCACCTCAACTGTGCAAATCGTGTCATTTCGGGTCCCGCCATGAGGCACCAGCAAAATGCGCTGCATGGTAAACCCACGCTTTGCCCCCAACCCCATAGAGCTCCAGCCAAAGCAGATGACCTTTCCTCCCGGTCTCAGGATACGAGCCGCCTCGTTCTTTGTCTCGCTCCAAAAGGTCGTTTGCCCGTCCCATTTCAAGCCCCCCTGTATGCCGTCGTAGCACTCTTTCACCTGTCGCTGAGAATACGGCGGGTCATACAGCACACCGTCCACAGAGTTATCTGCAAAGGTTTTAAGGAACGCCAGCGCGTCCATGTGGTAATCCGTGGGCCGCTCCGGATTCAGGTCGTTGGTAATCGTGGCCGGTGATTTCACCCCCGCGAACGGGTCAACCCAAACACCCTTGCCCATCTCCTCCCGCAGCAGCCGGTCAATGGGCTTGATGGCAAACGTCCATTTGTTGGGCATCGCCCAAATCCGCTCCATACGCATCACTCCACCTCCTTCGTCGGCTTCGGCATCTGCCTCGGCTCAAAGCGCCACTTTCTGGCGTCATCGCCGATTTTCTGATAAAGCCGTGCCATGGCCAGCATCGGCGTATCTTCGCAAATGTCGAACTGGAAACACTTTTTTTGGCAATTCCAGATCCCCCACTTGATTCCGGAAATCCCGCGCTGATATGTCTCACGCCTCATGGCGCATCTCCCTCCACCGGCATCCGTTACAGGCCCCCTCATGGGCCAGCGTGTAGTTTCCGCATTTCAGGCACAACTCGTTCCGCAGTGCGTCAATTTCTTTCGCCTGCGCATCAATGATGCTGCACTCATACGCTGACGGCACCCACTGCGTAGGGAAGTCCGAGCTGTCCACCTGCGGGATCATGTCTTTCCATCCGCTGTCACCTGTCAGCGCCTCTACGATGTGATCAGTTTTCATAATTCTACCTCCTCCACCTGCAGCCGTTGCAGGCCCCCTCATGGGCCAGCGTGTAGTTTCCGCATTTCAGGCACGCCTCGATCCGGTCGGCGGCGGCAAGCACCATCGTGTCAACCTCGCAGTAGGGCCACTCTTTCAAATTGACTTTTTCCACCAGTTCTTCCGGGACCGGCTCCGTTTTGTAAAACGGAAATTTCTCGCAGTCGCCCATTGGCCCGCCTGCTGATGAAACGCATCTCAAGGCATTTACGAGGTTTGTATCTCTCATAATTCATCCCCCAATCTCCAATCATCGTTCCGCACCTGAAATGCGTCGCCTAGTTGTACGGTGTCTGGGTAATTGTGCTGTGTGGTTTGGATGGCGTACTTGTCGATCTCGGTTGCATAGTAGGCAGTAACATCCGCGCCCAGCTTGTCCAGCGCGATATGGCCGCAGCTCATACCGTCGTACATAGAAAGCACTTCCACCGACTCCTCCGTCAGTCCGGTAAAATGGCTCATAATGTGGACGATTACATCCACTGTCCAGCCGTTGCCCAGCAGTGTAACTCCGATGTTCGATGGAACGCACGATGTATACCCCGCCGGTACTGTCTGTAGTTTTTCGCACCCTTTTGCATTGAGGGAAAAGATGGTTTCTCCAATCTTGTAAAGTCCCGTCTTTGCACCTCCCACTCCGGCAAGACCTTTAAGCGTGACAGACTTGCCGAGGATGTCATAAACCCTGACGGCCTGCCCGCCGCTGTCCCCTGTTTTTCCGATCTGCCACGTTGACGCGAATTTTGCGTGCAGGCCGGTTTTTAGCTTCTTAAACTCGCCTCCGTTATATGGTGCGAGATCATCAGCCGTCAGCACATCTAATAGACACACGCCTCTGTCATCCGGCTGCTCCACTGCCACCTGGCTGTATGTGCCGTCCGGCTCACGCTTACCCACCCAATACAGGCGCTGGCGGTTCTGCGCCGATACCAGTGCGGAGTTGATAAGCACGGGTTCCACGCCCAGCTCCGCCGTGATCTGCTCCCGGATAGCGGGCGACATGGATTTGTTGTTCTCGTAGAGAAAGAAATCCGGCTTGTACTTGTCGCGGGCGATACGGTAGTTTAGAAATAGCTCCCAGCCTATGCCGCTGGCCTCTGTCTCGCGGTTCTTCGTCTGTGCGATGCTCCAATGTGTGCAAGGACTTCCGCCGATCAATAGTTTCATACGTCCTCCACCTCCGCAAGCCAGAACTTGCGGCGGCAGTCAGAGCAGTTGCCACCACTATATGTACATCCTCCATGTGCGTTCCTATGCGATGTAGAAATTGGAGAGGGGCACACTTTTAGCACACCAAGATCATCAATACTCGCATCCGGCCACTGCTTCAAGAACTCGCTCTGTCTGGTTTTGATGGGGTGCGCAACGGCCCACCGCTCGACAAACTTCACCGCCCCTACGTTATCTCCTGCTGCCCTATAATCGGTGTAGCGCATTTTTTCTTCGGTAAATCCCCTTTTGCTGAGACGGTCAACCTTGTCCAAAAACTCCACAGCATCCATCATTCATCCTCCCCTTCCTCGTCCAATTCGTTGAAATACTGGCTCCCGCAATAGGGACAGCCCACCTTCCGAAACCGCTCAAAAAAGCAGTCCGGTCTCGGCTCCGACCGGTCTAAGATCATCGGCGCTTCAAACTCCGCACCGCAGGTTTCACAGTGATACATGGTGTTTTCCTTTCTCCGGGCGGTAAACATCACCCCGGTTCCACGCTTTTGTGGCGCAGTTCAGGCCGTGATACGGTCTGGTCCGCGCCCCGCAGGAAGCGCACACCACGGCGAAGTCAAAGGGTGGCGCCGCGTCCTCCATCCGCTCCCCACTGTACATTCCGCACAGGGCGCACGGTTCCAGTGCCCGGTGTTCCCCCGCTCTCCGATTTCCCCGATTCACCGCATACCGCCTCCCAGTATGACCTTCGACAAAAGAACCGCCAGCAGCAGTAAAAAGCAAATTCCGCCGATCATGGCGGAGGTGTCCGCCCGCTCCCGCCGCCGCTGTTCTCTGGTTTTGCGGTTCTTCTCCGCCCGCCGCCGTTCAAGTTCCCAGTAGGCTTCCTGTTCCCAATAATCGTTGCCGTGCTTCATGTCCCGCTCCTTTCGTGTCTGGCCGTTCTTGGGGTCTCCCTCCGCAGCTTTCGTTTGCACCGACTTAGAAAATCCGCATCCATGTGCATCTCCCGGCAAATATCCGCCGGGTCTGTCCGTGCTTCCAGCAGCTCCCGCAACTTCTGCATTTCCGCTTCCCGCAGGAGGGGCGGCCGCCCGCCGCGGCTGGTAGTCCGACCTCCGCCCGCGCAGTTCACGCATTCCGCATAGGGGCAGTGGTTCAGGCAGTAGTCGATCTGGCTCTGCCGGTCATGGGTGCATATCTCGATCCGGTCTTTCCCGTCTGCGCTGTCCCAGGGCAGCACAGCCCGCACGATCACAGTTACGGTCTCCACCGGGCATATCTCCTTTCCGTTCATACCTCCCGCACGGTGATGTGCTTCATATCCTGCATCAGCTTCACCTTCATGCGGTAGGTCTTGTCTTTTTTCGTGGAAGGGCCTTTTACGTCCTCCACAACCAGATGCCATGTTCCGTCCTTCCCCCGCTCCTCGTAGGAGAAGTCCGCCCGATACGTCACGGCGCGGCTTCGGTCGCCGTTGGCCGTGATGTAGCTTTCCTTCAGCGTGAATTGGGGTTGGAGCCGCAGGTCCCGGATGGCCCCGGCCTTGCTGAGCAGTACCAGCTCGTCATACCGTGCCGCCTCCTTGCGGCTGTCAAAGGTGTGCTCCGTTCCGTTGGGCAGGGTTCGGGCGGCGGGGTGGTTGTGGTGCTTGCGCTTACCCTCCGCCGCCGCTTCCGCCTTTCCCTTCTCCTCCGTCACAAACTGGGCCATCACCCTGGCCGTCCGGTCGATCTGCTGGGCCTGCATCTGCTGCTGTACCTGCTTCCGGTATCGCTCCGGCAGGCTGTTTAGGTCATCCAAACAAACACTCATCGCTTTTCCTCCTGATATTTCGGGCAATCCAGCACCTGTACCCGTTCCACCAGTCCGTCCCGATCCATGCGGGATCTCCGCCGGACCTTCCAGCCGGGAACGTCCTCAAAGCGAACCTTTCCACTTTTTTCGTCCACCCGGCTCCATTCACACTGCCCATAGGCCAGTTTGCAGGACCAACACTTGTGCAGACTGTTGGAGGGGTCCTCCTTCTCCGCCTTCGTGCTGTATCTCCGCATACAGCTTGCCAGCGTAAAATTACCTGCCATCCCCATCGGCCTTTCCCCGGAGATAGGCCATCACCTCATCCCGGCTGCGCCGTTGGGGCCGTACTGCGTCCTTAAACCATTCCGGCGGCTTCACCGCCTCGGCTTCCGGTTTCGCTTCCGCCGCCGGCAGTTCCTTTTTCTCAGGTGCCGCCAGCTTCTCCGGTTCTGCCCCGGTGCCGATCCGCTGTACCAGCGCCCGCACATCCGGCGGCAGGGCGTTGATCTCCCGTTCCCGTGCGGAAATGGCCCGGTAGCTGCGCTGAAAGTTGCTGGACACTACGCTGTGCACCGTCTCCGTGTCCATCCGCGCCCACTCCCGCAACGTGTTTGGACTGCCCACGATCCGCTGTACCACCGGCGGGAATTTCTCAAATTCCTCCTCCGCGCCGTACAGCCCGTTGCGGATGGCGCGGGCCACCCGGTCCCACGCCTCTGCCTCTGTCATCTCCGGCGGCGCCGTCAACAGTCGCAGCTTTGCCTTCACCTGTCCAATGGTGGGTGGGAATCCCTTTTCGTCGCTCTCGATCACGCTTTTCACCGCCGCCGCCACCAGCGCCACCTCGTCATGGGCAAACATATCCGCCCACAATTTGATGGCGTTGCGCATATCCGGCCCGGTGGTACTGCTGTAAAACTGGGGATAGGCCGCCGTCAGAATATCCATGATGATGCCTGTCTCCTGTCTGGTCATGTTGTGCGGCCCTCCTCCGCGTCCATTTCCGCTGCCAGCTCCGTCCAGCTTTTCCGGGGCTTGTCCGTCCGGGATGCCGCCGGGGCGGGCTTTCCCTTCCCGCCGCCCCGGCCCTCCCATGTGAGGAACTTCTGCTTCCAGTTCTTCACCGGGTTCCCCTTGCTGTCCCTCCACGAGCGGCCCTGTGCGTCCGGAGTGTTGAAATATTCAAAGAACCGCCGGGGGTCCACCGTGCTCTGCCGGGACGCGGCGTAGGCTTCCACCTCTTCCAGCGTGGGCGGTACGAATTTCACCGCCGTCCGCTTTCCGCTCTCCGGTGCCTTTGGCTCACTGGGGGCACTGCCCCCCATATCTTCTGAACGTAGTGAAGAAGATATATCTTCTATATCTACTTCTCTTTCTTCTTCTGAAACAGCGACAGGTAGCGACTGGTCGGCATGGCGGTCGAGCGATGTGTCAGACGATTTTTCAATCAGCCGCTTTTGGCTTGCCCGCCGCTTCGCCTGATAAATCCGGTCCCGCTCCTTCTTTTTCTCGTAAGAATCTAACGTCTGGTGCTTCCCCCAGTTCGGGATCGTGATCACATCGTCTACAATCTCAATCATGTCGAACTGCTCAAAGGTCCGAAGGGCCATCCGTACAAGGCCAATGTCCCGCCGGAAGATGGACGCCAGCATTTCATCCGTGTACGCAATGCGGTTGTTCAGAATAAACACGCCGCTGTTGTTCTGCTTCCCGGCCAGCACCAGCAATTTGAACCAGATCACGATGATGCTGTCCGCACTTGGCATGGATTCGATCATCAGAACCTTTTCATCGTCAAAAATGTCCGTGGTAATCTTGATCCACTTCACGTCACTTGCCATGGCTTCGCTTCATCCTCCCTAAATCTGCGGTACATAATCGTAGGGTTCGTCCTCTGCAGGCTGTTCCCACGGCAAAACGGCGTCCTCCTGACTGTCAAGGAAACCCGCCTGACTGCCGCTGTGTTCCATAGGCTTCGCCGGTTCAGGGGAGCGCGGCTTCTCACTTTCTGCCGCCAGCAGTTCCAGCACCGCCGCCATCACCGCCTGCGGGGCCACAAACTCCGCGTGCAGCTCGCTCCACTCCTTCTGTTCCCCGTCACGGGTGGTGTAGCTCCGGGTTTTCCACACGCCGCACACCAGAACGGCATCCCCTTTTTCCAGACACGATGCCATGCGGGTCACGTCATCGTCCCCCACGGCGGACACGTTCATGAACTCGCCTTTGGCGTACTTCATGCCAAATTCCGCTTTCGGGGTCCCCTTGGCGGTGGCCCCGGTCTTGACCTCGCGGGTCACGGTGCCGGCACACATCATGTACCGGCTCCCGTCCTCCTCCCGCGTCTTAATGGAGATCAGCATGGTCCCTCACCTCATTCCCCAAAGAAGGTGGCCGCATAGTCCATGCCCTCGTCCTGCGCCTTCTGAGTGGCCTCTGCGGTCTTTTCGGCCTTGGGGGGTGTAACCATACCGGATTCGATCTCCACGGTCTCCTGATGGGCTTCCACAGCCGCAGGCGCGGTCTCCACCACCTCTCCGGTAGATGCCACCGTGCGCTCCGGCATGGGCATATCCGGGATCATGCCCTCGTCCTCGGCGCTGGCTTCCTCCATGAGCTGGGTCTTGACCTCCGGGGACAGGGGCGCGTAGCCGCTGTTCAGCAGCTGTCGCAGAATCGTCTTGCGGCACATCCGGTCCTGCCCACCGTTGGGATCATACCAAGGGGAACCGTTCAGCAGCTTTTCCACGTCCTTGGGGTTCATCTCCCCACTCTGCATGGCCTTGAACTTCTCATAGCTGAACGCCTTGGAGTACCGGTCCGCATGGCGAAGGAGCCGGTCCATGGGCCAGTATTCAAAACGGAAGGTCCCGTCCTTCAGTTCGTAGTAACCGTAGTAGCCGATAATAGGCTTACTCTGCCGCTCCTCGTCGCTCTCATACTTGGCAAGGTTCACGATGGGCTTGCCCGTCCGGCGGCTCCGCCCCTCGATCTCGCCCTCACGAATGTCCGTGCAGTCGATGTCGGCATAAAAACCGGTGGACATGGCAAGCTGGATGTAGCCCTTGTAGCCCAGAATGTACGTTGCGGTAGTCCCGTAGGGCACCACATAGTAGCCATGGCCGAAGATCAGGCCCATGCCCTCGCCCCGAAGCGCCGCCGCTACAATGGTGCTGGGTTCACAGGCTCTCAGCTGTTCGCTGGCATTCACGGCGGAAATCAGGGTGGAGGTCAGCCGCGCCGCCGCCTTGTCGCTCCGCAGAGCGCTCTGGATCATCTTCTGCATACTGGGGGCCGCAATGGCCATGGAAAACGTGGGCTTGTCCCGCTGGGTCTGGGTCGCAAAGCTGTTTGTTGCCTTCATGACAAAATTCCTCCCTTATTCAGTCTGCGCGGCCAAAGGCGATGCCGTTGGCCAGCATATAATCCCGCAGTCCGTTCAGCTGCTCCACAGTGCCTGTCACCCGGAACGAAAGGGTGACGGTCTGCGGAGCCGTGCGCTTCGGCTGTACCTCCGCCGCCGGGGCCGGTGCCGGTGCTTCCGTCTGAATGGCTCTGGACGCTAACACGGCGGCCTGCACCCGCTCCGCTCTGGCGGCTTCCTCCGCCGCCCGCGCAGCCTCGGCCTGCTGTCTGCGCTGTTCCTGTTCCGCCTTCCGCTGTTCCTCGATCTCCTTCACCCGCTTGAGCGCCTGATCCTTTTTCAGCACCGTGGGCAGATCGTGGCACTGCTTGTACTCTTCCAAGAGCGTGGTCTCGAACTCGCTGTTCAGCCCGCGGATGGCGGCAATACTGCTGTCGCACTTGCTGATCGCCACCAGAATGTCCTTGTGGGCTTGTTCCTCAGAATAGGTGGCGTTGCCCCACCGCTTGTCCAGAACCGCTTCCCACGGGAGAAATTCCGCAAGTTCTCCGATGCGCTCATCAAAAAAGGCCCGGATAGCGTCCAGTTTCTCCGTGCGGCGCCGCTCGTCAAAGGTTTTGATCTGACCGTCCAGATTGGCGGCGGATTCGTCGCAAAGGGCCGTCAGCGCCTTGCACTTCCCCTCAAAGGGGGCGTAGCTGGCCAGCGCCGCCGCCTTTGCCATCTTGCGGCACTCGTCGATGCGTGCGGCCACGGAGCGGATGTTGGCCCGGTACTTCTTCGCCGCGGCGATGCCGTCCTCCGTCACCACCATGCCCCGGTACGGAGCCAGATTCTCTTCCAGCCACGCCTGACACTCTTCAAAGTTGGCAGAAATGTTAAACTCCTTCAGCGGCGTCAGGTCCGTGGTAATGGCAAATTCCATGGCACTGCTCATGCGTCCGCATCCTCCTGTTCTCCGGTATCATAGGCCGTGATCTCCTTCAGCAGCGGCATGATCCGCTCGTCCACACGGCTCTCCGGCACGTTGATCTCCACCACCATGGCCCGCTTGTCTCCGCCCTTGGTGGGGGCCATCACCTTGTCCCCCACCGTCAGCGGCATCGCCGTCCGGTAGGTAAATGCGTTCCCTGCGTATGCCTTGTGCAGGGGCTTGTAGTAGCGAATGTTTACCAGCATCATGCCTGCGCCTCCTTGTCATCGTCCTCTTCTGCGCAGGAAATGATCGACAGAAGAATTGCCAAATCCGGGAATTTTCTGCAAATACGCTTGACCTCAAGCAATGTCCGGTGAATCAGATTCACCAGCACATTCACGTTGGAGGTGGAAATGGCGCTGCATACCTGCGCATTCGCATCGTCCACAGCTACGCAGATAAAAGCCGCAGGGGTTTTGTCCATCAAAACCTCGCCGGTTTTGATGTTCCTCACCGTGATGTGAACCTCGTTCTTTTCCATATTCATGTCTCCTCGTCTTTCTTAAATTTTTCGGAGTTGTGCGCTTCATAAAATCAAGGTCTGGGCGGGCATCGTCCCCGCCTCCACATGGTCCCAAAAGTCCGTTTCCTGTTCCAGCAGCCAGTTCAGGTCCGCCTCGTGCTCCCGCCGCTCAAAATCGTAGCGGCGCAGGGTGATATTGCCGGACAAATCATAGAGCGCCGCATAGAGCACGGCGAAGTCATACCCGGTGGCAAGCAGCTGGTGAAGGATCTGCGTGAAATAGTTCTCAGGAACCTGATCCCGCCATTTCGCCCAGTCGATTCCCCGGCTCACCGTCGAGGTTTTGATCTCCAAAATGCCCTTCCGTCCGGTGTCCGTCTCCGTCAGTTCTCCATCCAGCGTGGCAAAAAGCCATGGGCGGTCGCTCTGGTAGAGAATGTCATAGGCACCGTAGTAAAGCTCGTAGCCGGGATACTGCGCCATAAAGAAGTCCCGGATTGCCGGTTCCATTCGCCGCCCCAGCTCCACGGCCTCGTTGCCGCCGAGATCAGGCGCGGCTTGCGCCCCAGTTTTCTCCTTCCACAGCGTCAGCGCCGTTTTCCATGGGCTTCGCCCAATGGCCGCCGCCGCCTCGCTGCCACCGATGCCACGGCCCCGGCCTGCCAGCCATTGCGGCCGGTCCGGGAAAGTCAGCCGTACCAACTCACCCATTTTTCAGTTCCTCCCAATACCCCATCACGGTTCTGGCATAATCGCTGTGCCCCGGATGGCCGCTGTTGTAGGCCGTCAAGGCGTTCTCTACGTCATACCGGCTCAAAAGCTCCGCCATGTAGTCGCAGGCCACCCGGAAATTTCCGAAGGGGTCCATCAGGTCTGTGACCCCCAGCCGCTCCATCCGGGCCTTGTGCCACCGGGGCTGTACCTGGCAGTAGCCCCAACTGGCTCCGCCGTCTCCCTTCACGTTCCGGTAGCCGGTCTCCTTGCGGATGATCGCCAGCATCAGGGTGTACTCCACGCCGCTTTCCTCGCAGGCCGCCCGGAGATAGCTTTGCAGGTCTCCGTCCAGTGGAACGTCATCCCGGAAATACCCGCTGTCAAACAGCGCCGCTTCGATCTTCTCGTTCTCGTAGTCCTCCTGAACCGGCGGGGCTGTCTCAGGGTCCAGTTCTTGCCAGAGGACCAGCGAAGCGTACTCCGCCGCCGGGGTATCGTCCCCGGCCAGCCGTCCCGCCGTCACGGTCGGTGCCTCCGGCTCCGGCTTCCCGCTCTCCCGCGTCAGCCACAGTGCTGCCAGAACCAGCGCCACAGCGCCCCACAGCAGCAGCGCCTTGCGAATGGCCTTCCGCCTACGCTCCGCAGCTTCCCGCCGTGCCACGCGAAGGGCGTTTTCCAAGTGGGCTTCCCATGCGGCCTCCGCCTCGTATTCCTCAAAGGTTTTCATCAAATTTCCGTCTCCTTACAGCAAAAACAAAAAGCGCCGCCGAATAGACACCGGTCTCCCGGTTCCATCAGCAACGCTCTGCTCCTCTGTCCCAACGCTTAGGGACAGGCATCTCATTCACTTTTCCCATAGGCTTACTTGATCTCGTCCCGCCGGACGCGGATCACCTTCACACCGTCCTTCACCGGGATCAGCTCCACCCGGTCTCCGTGGGCCAGTGCCTTTTCAATGGCTTCCAGCGTCTTTGCGCTGATATTCGTCGGTGTCATGGTCCTCTTGCTCCCTTCGTTAATAGCGGATGGCATCTCGCAGTTCCTCAATGGGAATGTCCAGTGCGCGTCCCAGCTTCAGCAGTTCCTTCAGCGAAAAGTCCTGCGGAGACTTCTTCCGCGCCCGTAGGGTCTGCGGCGTCATGCCCGCCTTCTCCGCCATGGTGCCCACCGGCATCCCCATGGCGGCCTGTCTGCCCCACAGCAGTGAGATCAAAACCTCGTCATTGGGCTTCCGCCCCAGCTTTACCCGCGGCATCCCGCCGCCTCCTTTCCTCTCTTCCTCCGCCGCTTACATGGCGGCTTTCCCGGTCAGGCGAGCCAGCGCCGCCCGCAGTTTCGCTTCTGCCTTGGGGGCGTCGCCGTCGCTGTTGAGCACGGTGCTGATGTACTTTGGGTTCATTCCAGCTGCTTCCGCAACCTCTTTGATCGTCAATCCGGCGTTGTGGATCTCCCCCACCAACTCACCGGTCCATTTTGCAGGCATCAAATCTAACCTCCTTCATTAAAAATGTTGACTTTGGTTAGGTTTAATGATATGATGCAAGTGACCAAACCAGCAAAATCCATCAACCTAACCGCCGTCAAATTAACTGACCAAAATCAGTTTATACGCTTATGATACCTGACTGTGGTCAGGTTGTCAACCCGTTTTCCTGATTTTGGTTAGTTTCGGCATAATGCTCAAAATCAGGGGGCAAGACTTATGTTTTATGACAGATTTAAGCTGCTGTGTCAGCGCAAAAACATTTCCTGTACCAAAGCGGCCACGGAAATGGGTCTCAGCAACTCTACGCCGACCAAGTGGAAAAAAACAGCGGCAATTCCGGATAGTTCCACCATCTCCCGCATTGCCGATTATTTTGAAGTTCCCGTTGAATATGTGATGGGCGTCTCCACTGATTCCCAGATCGACGAAGCCAACTTCCGCTTGGCGGAGTTGGAAAAGGCACAGAAAACCGCCACGGCGGAGGAAGCGGACGAAATCGCCGTGGAGATCGACGGCCTGCGGGAATCCCTTCATGACCTCACCTTTATCCAGACCATCGAGGCTGCGGCTGACCGTCAGGACAAAAAAAATACCCGACCCGCCAAAAGCGGGACGGGCAATGGCTACGCAAAAGCCATCTATGATTTTGTCGATTCCTGCGAGGCTGGCCAGCTGGCCGACCTTGCGCAGTACGTTGAGTTTTTAAAAAGCCGTCAGGGGAAGCCCACTACCTAACTTCCGGTTTCCAGCGGTGCGCCGAACACCCCGCATTGAATAGCTTCCCACAGCTTTTTCATGCTTTCATCCGACAGTCCTTTGATCTGGTGTTTCAATTCCTTACGGAGACCCGCGTCGGTATGAAGGTCCGCTCCTGTTAATTCCATTTCTACACATACAAGTCCTTTCTCCCCACCTGTTCCGTTTTTCTTTCTTGCCCCCTGAAGCTGTGATGGAGAGCCGCCGCCCCAGCCACGAAAGCGGCGGCCCGTTAAGACCTGCTGCTTGGGGGTGCGGTAGGTCTGCTTTTATCGTACCATCAAAACCTCAAGTTTGATAGTCTTAATACACACGATTTCGGTGTTGATACACACGATTTCTACTGTCAGTCTAAACATTTTGGTAATTTTCAACAAGGAGGTACTCTATGTATGCTGTCATTGATTGACCAGTGCCGCGCGGTAAAAGAAGAAAAACACATCACCAACAAGGAGATCGCGGACGGCAGCGGAGTTCCTCTCAACACGGTGAACAATATGTTCCGTGCCACCACCCATTCCCCTACGTTGGAAACTCTCGGCCCCATCTGCGTTTTCCTCGGAATTTCCATTGACCAGTTTTTAGGGATGAAACCAACGGAAGATTCTACGCCACCGGAAACCATAGAGGAAATCATAAACCGGGAACTGTGTGTCTACCGTCAGGAGATCAACGGCCTGAACGCCCAGAACGAACTTCTCCGGGAATTTGTGGAACGTCAGTCCCACGGCATCCGCAACCGGGACCGTCTTTTGCGATGGATGTTGGTCCTTTTGATTTTCGTCGTGGCTTACGCCGTTTATTTGGACCTGCACTGTCTGGAATTTGGGTTCTTCCACGGCTGATACACACGGGAGGTGTGCGCATGAAATGCAAAAACTGTAAGCGCGTCATTGACGATGATTCTATCTTCTGCAAGTGGTGCGGCGAACGCCAGATCAGGGAGCGCAAAAAGAAGGAAGAGATCAAAGTCCCCTCCCCACGTCAGCTGAAGTCCGGCAAGTGGAACATCGAACTGCGGGCCGAAGGGCAGAGTATCACGGAGGATACCGCTGCTCTCTGCGAAGCCAAGGCCCGCGCCATCCGCGCCGGCTTTCTGGAAGCTAAAAAGGACGCAAAATGCAGTCTCACGCTTCTTCAGGCAATCGACAGTTATTTGGAAAAAAATCAATCTCTATCCCCGTCAACGATTCGTGGATATGAGTGTATCAAAAAGAATCGCTTCCCCGGAAAGATCAATGCCAAAATACAGGACCTTTCAAATTGGCAGTCGGAAATCGACGAAGCCAGCAAAACGCTGTCCCCTAAAACGGTGTATAATTCATGGGGCCTTGTTTGCACCGTGATGCGGGATAATCACATCGCTCCGCCGGAAGTCCGGCTCCCTCAAAGCATAAAAAAAGACCTTCCCTGGCTGACCTACCAGCAGATCCTTGTTTTTGTGGACGCCGTGAGCGGCAGCCGGTTTGAAGCGGGCGCACTGCTGGCCCTTCACAGCCTCCGCCGTTCTGAGATATTCGGCCTTTCCTGGGAAAATATAGACTTGAAGAAAAAGCGAATCACCGTTCAGGGCGCACGGGTAATGGATAAAAACGGAAACTTCGTGTACAAAAAGACTAACAAAAACGTTTCGTCTCAACGCACGATCCAAATTATGATCCCCGCCCTTTACGAGCTGCTTTCGCAGCGGAAAAGCGCCGACCTTCCCATTCTGGATTGTACTGAAAATTCTTTGCGCGGCGGCATCAACCTGATCTGCAAAAAGAATGACCTTCCTGAGTGCGGTGTTCACGGTCTCCGCCGCTCCTTTGCCTCCCTCGGTTTCCATCTTGGGCTAAGCGAATTGGAAGTACAAGAAATCGGTGGATGGAGCGATCATAACACCGTTCATAAGATTTATCTCAAACTCGCCAGAGAGGACCGTCTCAACGCCGAAAACAAAATGGAGCGGTTTTACAAAAACCGAGGCGATGACACCGCTTCGGACGCAGAACGTCCTCTCGATCAAAAGCCTTGTGCGTCCGCCTGACTTCCCCATGTTCCCCACCGCCAAGCCTCACATTTTACGAACGATTTTACGAACGACACGAAACGCACATTCATTTCCAACGGTTATAGCCATTTATTAGTGGGTTCGACTCCCGCCACTCGGACCAACCCCACAATCCTTGTGATTGTGGGGTTTTCCTTATATTCCAACGGGTTCAGCCGTTTTTGGATGGTAAAAATATTTTCCATTACGTCAATAAAAATACCAAATGCAAGGAGTTTTATCTTCGATTTTACGAACGGTTTTACGAACGAAAAACCCCCGCTTCAAAAGCGAGGGGTTTTTGCATTATTTGGTTTGCAAGTCATCCACATAGCACCAGCTTTGGGGTGGGCGACCGATAACCCGGCCATCACAGTCCATTTTGGTGTAATTGTAATAAGGGCAGACACAGCAACCAAAATCGACTCTACATAGCGTCTTGAACTCGCTCAATTCTTTCGGCGTATCATAAATGCGCAGGTCAGAGATATGCCAGCCGTAACAACGCCCCTTATCGCCGATATAAGCTATAATTTCTGCCTGAGATAAGCACGTCGCAGGGGAAAAGGCGGCATTTGTCGGACACCATAGCCTGCCGCCATCGTATGTGATCGGGACGATCCGCTCACAGGTAAACTCGCCTATAACCTTGCCGCCGCCGTAAAACTGTGGCATTGGATAGTCCGTCGCAATGAAGTCCTCGTGCGGATATTTTGGCAGCGTGCAATAGATATAGGCCTTAAACGGCGTTTCCAGCTTCGGCTTGGTCTTGCGGACTTCGATAGTCTTTTCGCCGGAGGCAATCTTTTGACACCACTTCGGGCGGACGCTCAACATAACAGCCTTACTCATGCTTTCTCCCCACCTTCTCCAAAAACTCATCGATCCTGCCCTGGTCTGCCACAACAACCTCTTTCCCGATTTTCTCGGCGTAGGCCCGCTCTAACCGTGCCCCAGAACTCTCACGCCAGTCCGGCAGCAGAACCACACAGTCCGCACAGTCAATCATGGAAAAGCAGATACGCATATAATCGCCCTGCTCCATGCCGGAGGGGAGGTTCGCCGGGTTTAGGACGCAATGTCCCATGGCAGTGAGGGCTTGCTCTGCCTTGGCAAATTTCTCCCGATAGTTCTTGTCACCGGTGATCTTCCCGGCAATATACACACGAAGGTGCGCCCCGACCTGCATATCAAACGCCCGCTTTGCGGGCCGCTGCTTGCTTACAACTTTGATGTATTCAATCATCCTTACTCTCCTTTGCATCCCGCATACGCAGTTCATTGACGGCATCCACAAGCTCATTCAGTTTCCACAATATAGCTGTTTCGTCTGTGTAAATTAGTTTGTCAATCTTTGGAACTTGCACTGACTGGGGAACTTGAACTGCCTGGGAAAAAGTATACTGGCCAATGCGTCTGTAACCCGGAAACCCTTTCTCATACTCGTAAGCTGTGATGTAATCGCCGTTGCCGTCCGTATATAGGACGAAAGGTTCGTAGAAACCGCGCGCCTTGCACTGCTCACATTGGCAGATGGACTGGATATAACCGACCCGACCAGTAGCATCTTCAACGTAGTCCCCAACACGAAAATCATACTTCATCACAAATGCCCCTCCCCACTCAGCAGTAAAATTATTGTATAAATGCTTGCACAAATTGCGAACGTGCCAAAGGCCCCAAACATTGTAGCGTATAAGGCGCATAGCATCGTTAATTTAGGTTTGTACTCAAGTCCTTGTTGTTTAAGCAAGTCTTTTACATAGAAAAAGATTTTACGGAAAAGGAAAAGAAAAACAATACCAGATAGAATCGCCAGTTTAGCCATTTTTATTTCCTGCTCCCATCTCTGGCCGCGTAAGCGGACGGTACACCGTCTGAATATCATTCTTCCATGGCGTCAGCCAGACGCACCACATCACGTCCATCAGCGGACTTCCCTTCTCTCCGGGCATCCGCTTCTTGAAAAAGAAATCCGGGCGCCACGTCAGCGGCAGAATGTAGCTGGGCGGGATTTCGTCAAACAGCTTCCGCCGGCACGTTGCGTTCCAATACTGAGACTTCAGGAGAAAAGCAAATGGCTTGCCCAGTTCCGCTGCTCTGCGGATAAATGCCTCCGCCAGCGAGAAAGGCGGGTTCGTGATGATCCAATCCGCCGCATCAATGCTGGACTTCAAGAAGTCCGTCCCATCCAGAATGTCCGTTGTATAGACGGTTTCAAAGTAAGTTTGAAGCACACCGGCCATATCGCCCTCTCCCGTTGCCGGTTCCCACACGGACGTTGTGCGCGGAAGATTCAAAAAGCGCATAAGTGCCACCGTCACATCCGGCGGGGTGGGATAGAAGTCTGACTGACTCCGCCCATACGCACTGTTCCCGCCAGCTATCCTGCTTGCATTCAAGCTATCCATATTCAACCTCCCGTAAACAAACTGATCTGCGCCGTGTATTCTGCAAAGCGCTTTTCCTGCGCCTGAAAATAGTGAGGGTCGATCTCACACCCAACAAAATCAAAGCCAAGATCATAGGCGGCTATGCGGCTGCTGCCGCTGCCTAAGTGGGTGTCCAGTATCTTGTCCCCCGGCTTTGCGTACTTCTGCAAGATCCATGTGTATAGCGCCACTGGCTTCTGCGTCGGGTGAATGCGCTTCTCGTTCAGCGACTTATTACCTTGCTGGACTGTCCCCTCTGCAATACTCTTTCCTTGCATCATGCCGCGCCACATGAACCTGAATATATCAGTCCGAAGGTTCAAAGAGTTGAATGCGATCTCAGCCCCAGACTGATCGGCCCCGTCATTGCACTTGTCCCACACGATTGCTCCGCCGCGAGGAAGAACAAAATAGTTTGCTCCCCAGATGATCTGATTCTTGCTGACCCGGAAAAGTTCCGCAAAGTACCGCTCATCCGCAGGGAAACGGTCAAAGCCGGTCTTTTCGTAGCCGCCATCCTTGACGTAAATCCGTGCTCCATTCTTCTGCGTTACATAGCGGCTCCGGTCCTTACCGCCATCTTCTCCGATTCCATAAGGAGGGTCTACCACAGCCAGATCAAACGAATTGTCGGCCAGCGCCCGCATATACTCCATGCAGTCCATGTTATAGGCTACGTTCAATCCTTTTTCCCTCCCTTGATAACAGTAAACGCCCCTCGGCGCTTGACCGCCGCACGAGCCTCCTTCTGCTTCACCTGTTCCAGATACTCTTTATACTTCGCCGGTAGGCGAAATTTTTCACACGATTTTCGCCATTGGCTCCGCTTCGTATAGTCCCCATCGAACCACTTGCACTCATCGCAGCAATAGCAGACGTCCTCCACGTCCTTGATCTCTCCCGGCGTGAAGTATGCGCTGAATAACTCGCAGTTATAGAGGCAGTTGTTGCAGACACACCCATAACAGCTCATTTTGCATCTCCATCAGCCGGAACGTTCTTGTCTGCAAAGTAAAGGTGTCCTCCGCCAATTTCTCTGATAAGCATGTCAAGCTGCCAGTGCATAAAGACTTGCTTATGAACCGTCCTCCCATGCCAGGAAAAATACTGCGTCTCCGGGGAACGCAGAAAGTCCTCGATGCTCTTGACCTGCGCCCCCTGCCTGTATTTCCGCTTATATGCCATACATACACCCCCTGTTTTTGGCACAATATCTCTCGTCTCAGTCTAAGACCCTTTCTCCCGCTGCTTGCGCCCCTTCTTTAGAGATGCTGCCGTGCGGCTTTTCGGAAAGGTCAGGTATCGGGGGTTCGCGTAGCGGAGGACATGGTACAGTCTATCCAGCCCACAATTGATCGTCCTGCTGACTGTTGCCTTGGCTACCCCCAACTCTTGACCGATATCCTTCATGCTCATGCCATAGACGAAAAACATCTCCATATACTTCCTCTGTGTATCCGTCAGTTCTTCGTCCATCGCCACCCGCAAGGCGTTTAGCGTATGGGCATGGAAATCCGCTTCTTCAGCAAACTCCCCTTGCAGCCACGCCGCATACTGGCTCTTGTCTCCCCAAAACTCAAACAATGACACACAGCGCTCAGAACTCCCGGTTGGCATTCACGCTCACCTCCATTGCCATGGCTTCACAAAAGTTCTCCTATCTTTAGCATAGCAACCCCCTCCAATAGGGTTTTTGCACGTCTGCTTCACCTACCGCCTACCAGCACGTCACCTACCGACCGCCTGCACCCCGCCCGCGCCGCGCAACCTAAGTACGTATTCCCCACATAAGCGAAGCGTTTTTATAAAATTTTTTTTGGACCCCTTTTTGACTTTTCCGTTTTTTGCCCCCGGTTTTCTAAACTACCCCCCCTTTATCGGAGGAAAAAGAACACGGGTGTGAGAACATGGGTGGAGGGGGAAGAGTTGTGGAGAGATTCTGCGCCGATTCGGTGGCCAGGTCTGTAAACCACCCCCCCACCCAGCCGGGGCCGTGGTCAGCTGGTCAGCTGGTCAGCCGGTGCCATTGGAGCGGAGGCGGGGCCGCTGGGCGGGTCTCGGAGAGGGTAAAAACCTGTTGCAAATGCCTAAACTGTTGCCATAATAAGCAATTAGGGCAACAGTTACCGTCTTTTTTGGTGGTAAATGCAACAACAGCCCATGCCGCCCTTGTGCAACCTGACGAAAGACGGCGGGAGCCGGGGCCGCGGTCGGTTCTCTGGCCCTCGGTGCCGGTGGTGGTGGCCGTCCTCCGATGGTCGGCGGCTGGTCCGCTGACGGTGCCCGGTCTGGCATGGTCGGCGGTGGCCGTGGTGGCCGATCTGATGCAATCAGCCGGAACAGGCCCCCGGCGGTGACTCCTCCACCCCTCCCCCCTTTTCCACTTTCCTATGCTTCCGGGCCTGTGGGAGTGTTCCGCACTTTTCTTCATCCGGGTAAAGCGTCTGGGGGTTCTATGGGGTACGTTTTATGGTACTATAATAGACCGCGCCCGCAAGAAACGCGCCCGCGCGCATAGGGGTTAAAAATAGCCGCCTGGGGCGGCGTAGGATGCAAGCGGCTGCGCGGCGTGGGTCTGTGGTGCGGTGCTGGGCGGTATTGCTCAGAGGGCATGAGAAAAGCCCGCCGGGGCGGTTCCCGGTGGGCTGGTGGTGGTTGGGTGTATTAGATCAAAAACAGTTCGCCGTTGATCTCAAGGCTGACGGCCTCTTGTTTCATCTCGCGTTTGATCTTCCGGCAAATAGCGACGATCTCGGCGCCGTGGCGCTCGATGTCCTCGGCTGCGGCGTTGCTGTAAACGATGGTGACGGCCTCGCCCACGAGTCCGGCCGACTGGCTCACCCAGTAGCCGCGGGCCTCGGTGGCGGTGGCTCCGCCAAACATGGCGGACAGTTTCGCGGCGACTTCCTCCACCTGCTGCCGGTTGTCGGTGGGGTGGTCGGTGTCGGTGGTGCTGGGCACGTAGATAGCAACGCGGGAGTCCAGGCGGACAACGCCGGGGATCGTGTCAAAAAAACTCTTTTTCATTTCGTGTTCCTCCTCTTCCTTATGCGGTCGCCCGTGTGCGGCGGTTGATCTCTGCGAGTGCTTCCCTTACTGCGGTTTCATCTTCGGCGTATGCCGTGCCGGAGATCGTCCCGCAGGCCCTCCGGTATGCTGCCCGGTCATCGGCCCAGGCGATCAGCTCGCGGAGCTTGTCCATGCTCATTTTGCTGTAATCCATTTTGTAATCCTTTCCGGCCCGGTGGGCCTCCGTGGTGTTGTCCTGTTCTTTATGATTCTATTATATATAATTCTGTAATTATATCAAGGTTCAAAATAACCAATATTTCTGTAATTATATTGTTGAAATTGTATATTTACAGAATTATATATAAGCGATAAAATATTAGCATAAAGGAGGCGGAGAAAATGGGCGGGTTTACAGTAATAATCAAGAAACAGCCGCAGAAATATTTAGACAAGCTCCCGGAGCCTGAACGGGGCCGGGTAGCGGCGGCGGTGGCCGGATTATCAACCCTTTCCGGCGATATTGTCCCCTTGCGGGGTGCTGGCTCTCACATGTACCGGTTGAAAATCTATCATTACCGGGCAATTTTCCAGATTGACACGGACAAAGAAACCGTTACTGTAAAAGAGATCAATACACGCGGAGACATATACTAAAGCAGAACCAGAAGCCGAATAAAGAAGCAGAAAAAGCAGCATAAACAATCGTATTGAGGCATTGAAAGGAGCATATAACATGAACGAAGCATTACGCGCACGACTGGCAGAAATTGACGCCCAGCCCGCCGAAAATCTCACTCGGGGAGCTGCGGCCAGCCTTGCCGCTGCGGAAGCTATGGACGACGGAACCGCCGAAAACATCAACGATTATATAGCCCGGAAAACCAAAACCACAAAGGCCCAGCAAGCCGCCGTTCGCAAGTATGTAAAAAAGACTTATGACAGAATGGATCTTGTTTTACCGAAAGGGCAAAAAGCCGTTATAAAGACTTGCGCCGCCTCCCTGGGAGAAACGGCAAACTCTTTTGTAAATCGTGCTATTTCGGATGCACTCGCAAAATATCAAGCCAACGCCTGACCCCCAAAACGCAGAACAGCGACCCGGCTACACCGGGAGAAAGGACGAAAAAATGTTTACAATCAATTACAATAACGGATTCTGGGTCGAGTGCGCCGGCACTTTGGACGAGGCAAAAGCCATGGCCGACGAGCGCGCCGGCTATACGCAGTGTGATATTACAATCGAGGACGAAAACCACGAGGAAGTCGCCCACCGCAGATGGTACGGCGTTCCGTTCGATCCGTCCGAAACGGAAACCACTGAAGATGAAGTAATCCAGTTTGGATCCTTTGGTTTTTATGACAGATGGGAGTAACAGAACAGCGGCCCGGAGTTTTCCGGGCCGCTGTTTTTTTTATGCCGTTTTTCAATCCGTTACACGTTCCCCGCTGGGCAAAATAAACGCACTTTCAAACCCGCAGCCAACGGCCCCGGCAACGTCCTTCAGATCCGCAGGAGTAAACCCCTCCCGCTTCATTTTTTGTGAAAACGCCTGTGGGCTGCTTCCGCAGCGTCTCGCCAACTCTGAAACGCTGATCCCCAGCTTTACGCATAAAATTTTGATCTGCTCCGATGTCGGCAAAAAATCACCCCTTTTCGCTTTTTAATATAAACGTTCTCGTTTGCATTGTCAACCACGATTTTTTTAAAATAAACAGTAAAGTTTAAATTTACCTATTGACATTATAAACATTATCGTTTATACTATAAACATCAAGAGAACCAAATTAAACCGACAGGAGGCCGCAATCATGAGTTTTCACCTTTTCATTCTTATTCTGGGCGCTGGCACCTTTGCCCGCCTGATGTTCCGCATCGTGGACCAGATCGAGGCCCGCCGCTAAATCAAAATCAAGGAGGAGACGCCAAATGATCACCTACACCGAAACTGTTTTCAATATGGAAGCCCGCAAGGTTGAACCGGTGGCCCGCTGGGCCGTCGAAACCACCGCCGCGGATCTGCTGACCGTCACCCGGAACGGCGAACAGAAAACCGTTAAAATCGTTCCGGACTCTGGTTTTGTGTATTCCCTGAAAAAAACCTATATCCGCGCCGCTGCTTTTTTATTCTGTTTCTGTGGCTGCTTCCGTTTTTTCGCTGCCCCGATCCCGCTGGATCTGTTCCAGCGCTGCCCGGTTAAAAAATGCGTTTACACTTTCCCCCATGGCGGCGGCGTGGGCCTTGATCGTATCCTTTGCGCCTTTGGGCAGTGCAATAGAAATCCGGTCCAGGTTTTCCGCGTCCCATTTTCTATTACCGAGTTTGCGCGCTTCCGTGTATTTTTGCGGTGCCGTAGCTATCACCCCCTATTTACTATCATAATATCACTTGTCAAGTGTTTTTAACAAGTGAATAAAACACACAAAAATTCACTTAATAAGTTGTATCTTTTGCCGATTGCTTTTCACTTGTTAAGTGCTATAATATACTTAACAAGTGAAGCATACAACACACCGACAGGAGGCCGAGATCATGAGCTTTCACCTTTTTATCCTCGTTTTGGGCGCTGGCACCTTTGCCCGCCTGATGTTCCGCATCGTGGACCAGATCGAGGCCCGCCGCTAAATCAAAATCAAGGAGGATCATAAAATGACCACTTATAAAACCCGCAAAGCCGCCGCCCGTGATGCGGCGATCATGGCCCAGCAGGAAGCCGCCGAAAAGGTGCAAAGCTGGGAAGAAGTCGCAGAGACCGCCGACCGTCTGGAACGGCTGGCCCGCCGTTTCGGTCTCCTGCAGGAGTTCCGGGAAAACGGCCTTATTTGAACAGAAAAGGAGGATCACCCCATGTTTAACAGTCTTTACCATGCCGAGATCGGCGGCGGCTACACCCTCCGCCGGAAAGTCATCATCAACGCCGCAGACCTGCGGCCCCAGGGCGGTCAAATTGAGGTTGCCGCCATCATCGAGAACGGCGACGAGCTGAACAGCACCACAGCTACAACGGAGGCCGCCGCGCTGGCCGCGTTTCATTCCATGGTCCAGCAGTACGCCGAACCCCTGCAAAAAGCTGTGGACGCCGCCGGACTGGTTCCGGGCCGGAAATATACCCTTGTATATCTCTCTGAGTTCGGTTTCCCCATCGCGGAGAAAATCACCTTTCACGGCTACACCCTCACAACCTACGCCCAGCACGCCGACGTTGTGCGCATGAACTACACCCCATACCGTAAGCGCTCCCCCCGTGGCCGGCTGTTTTGTGGTTCGTCCTCCCTGCTGATCTTCAACGGCTGGCAGGATCTCCCGGAACAGGCCACAAGCGAAACCCTGAAGGAGGACGAGAAAGTCAAGATCACCCGCAGTAAATACGGCTGCTTTTCCGCTTCCTATATCGAGGACGCCGCCGCCCTGCTGAAGGACCCGGTTCTGATCTTCAAAAGCTACCAGACCGGCGCCAACGGCAAAGTTTACGCCTGAACAGCCACCCGGACACCTTGGAGCCGCCGCACCGATAAAAGCGACGGCACCCCAGAAAGCCAAAATCTACACATTCAAAACACATTTCAGGAGGATTTTACTATGACTGACAAGAACAACCGCACCATGAAAACCGGCGACGTGGTGGAGATCACCGGCGCATACTTCAAGAATGACAACGGCCTTTACTTCGTCGAGCACACCCCCGGCGATCCGAATTGGAGCGGCCGCGATCACTGCCTCCGGCGCATCAAGCGCAACGGCGAACTCAGCACCGCAAAGGGCAATCTTTGCTTCTGGCCTATCTCCATATATGTCAACAGCCGGGACAAGCGGGCCGCCGCGAACCAGTGGAACCGGGAGCACGCGGAAATCGAAATCAAGACCTTCCCCCACACAGAACACATTGCCGCCTATTTTGCAAGCGAGGCGGACAGCCTGGACGTGACGATCAAGCGCTATACATGGGACTTTGGCGAGGACTGCCAGACCGTCAAGGACACGAAAGAAACGCAAGCCTTTTACCGCTCCGTTGCTGACGGCCTGCGGACTGAACAGCCCACCGCCGCCACCGCACAGCCCAGCGCAGCCGCCACCGAACAGCCCGAACAGCAGACCCCCGCCACCGGCGCAGGCGCGGAAGCACCCGCAGAACAGCCGGAGGCCGCCACCGCAGAACAGGCAGAACAGCCCACCCCGGAAAATCGGCCTGAAACGATCCCGCCTTATGGTTCCATCGACGAGGAAACCGCCCGGAACGCCCACTATTGCATACACATGGGCGACTACAAACCCGGCAGCGCCACGGCCAGTTATCGAAATTCTGTGAACAAAGCCGCCCAGATGGTAGAACAGCAGAAGGCCCGCGTCAGCGCTTTTTACCATGACAAGCTGGACGCCCTGCTGAACAGCTACGCCCGCCGCCTTGCCCAGTGGACGAACGATTATAACCGCAACCAGGCCAGCTATCCCAGCCAGTTTATCGCCGGGGCGGGCAACTTCAATATGCGCAAGCACAACCGCCAAATGGCGCGGGAGGACTCCCTGTGGGAGGAATACCGGCAGATCGAGGCGATTCTGGACAAGATCCGCAGCGTCGGCACCGGCCCGGTAGACCTTGCCGACCCTCACGCCCGCGAAATGCTCACCGAGCACCTGAACAGCCAACGCCAGATGTTGGAGGACGCCAAAACCGCCAACGCCTATTACCGCAAGCACAAAACGCTGGAAGGCTGCCCCGGTCTCAGCGAGAAAAACCGCGCATGGCTGACCCGTCCCGGCGTGTTCGCCTCCGGTGACGGCTCCCCCATCTCCCAGTACGGCTCCCCCTTCCCCGCTTACGAGCTGGCCAGCATCCGGGGCAAGATCGAGCGGACAGAACAGCGCCTCGCGGAGCTTGACAAGCGGGAACAGCAGGCCGAAGAACCTCAGACCGGCACCGCCTTTGACGGTGGCCAGATCGTCCGCAATATCGACCTGAACAGACTCCAAATCCTCTTTGACGCCATCCCCGACGCCGACACCCGCGCCGCCCTGAAGCAAAACGGCTTCCGCTGGTCTCCGAAAAATCAGGCATGGCAGCGCCAGCTTACCGACAACGCCGAACGCGCCGCCCGTCAGGTCCTCCGCCTTGCCTGAACAGCGGCAAAAACCCCCTTGGCCCACCCTGCTACAATGAAATTAAGAACTGAACAGCCCGCCCCGGAGGTCACGAGGGCATGAAAGGACAACCCCATGTTTATGGTTTACTTCAAAGGCCCCAGGGACAAACAGCATAAGCCCATGAGCCTGAACACCGGCGAGCTGTTTAATCGCCTCGTTTATGCGCCCGTCTACAATGACGATCTTCTCCCCGCCGTGAAGTCATGGATCGACCTGAATAAAAAGAACGCCCCGGATTGTTCGATCCAGTGCCGCGTCCCCGGCACCTCGAAAATCCTATACGCCTGAACAGCCGCACAGAAAGGAGAATACCATGTACTTTCTCGAAAACTACCGTGGCTTTGGCGTATACCTGACAGGATCGGGATATATCGCCCGTAACCGCGAAAGAATTTTAACCGCAAAGGCCTACGCCGAAATGATCCAGTGCATCAACCTCTGGACCTGCTGTTGAAAGGAGCGCAACCATGAAAACCGCCGGATATTGGGAGTGCAGAAACGAGATCATCGCCGCGCGCCTCCCCACCCCGCGCAAGTACGAACCGTTTACCGAGCTTTTCGACGTGGACAAGCTCGACGCCATCCGCAACAAATACGGCGTTGACCTTTACCGCGAGTGCTACGCAGACGTAGCCCGCGAGGTCATGGCCACCGCAAGAAATGAACAGAAAGGAGCACATACCCATGTTGAACACTGAACAGACCCTCACCCGCGTTTTGCAGATCGTCCACGCGCTGGACGAGGACGAAACCGCCATTTATAACGCCGTCAGCAAGAAGCCCTACGAATGGGAAAGCGCCGTCGGCCCCATCCCCCAGCTGTATTTCTTAGAACAGGATCTCCGCCGCACGTTGGTGGAGGAAGCCGCCACAAAGTCTGGGCGCCGCTCCGCCTTTTTCGCCGCCCGCCGCATCTGCGACGCAGCCGTGGCTAAGAACAGCACCCGCCCCGCTTCACAGGGCTTCTGGATCGACGAGGAAGGCAAGCAGTGCGTCTGCGACGGGTACCGCGGCTTCCGCCTGAACAGCCCTATGGAGCTGACCGCCGCGCCGGAACTCAGCGCCGACGGTTCCCGGTTCAACCTGGCGCAGATCATCGCCCCCACCCGCAAGAACACCCTGCGTCTCACGCTCCCCTCCGTGACGGAGGTTCGGGCGAAAATCAAGACGGACCGTGCGGAATGGGCTGCCAAGCGCCACCGCAAGGGCGAAACCTTCTCCCCTTATTACGATTTCGGCCCCGGTCTCCCCAGAGTCAACCCAAACTATCTGATCGACTTCCTTCAGCTTTTCCCCGACGGCGAGGCGTTCGCCTCTGAACAGAAGCCCTATATCACCCCCCTCTATTTCCGGTCCGCAGACGGCGAGGGCATCCTCTGCCCCTGCCGCAAGGCCGACGAAGCCGCCGCCTGAACAGCGGCGCAGGAAAGGACATCTTTATGATCGCATATCTGGAAACGCAAAATCGTTACGGCGAGAAAGAACTCTGTGCGCTTGTTGATGGCGTTGAAATCGCCAGAATCACGAAAACAGAAAATATGGGGAAGCCGCAATATTGCGTCGGTATTACATGGGAGCGTGAGCGCTCGGAGTTTTTAGGGCGCGCCGCCACCATTGCCGGAGCCAAAAAGCTGATCCGGCAGTGGGGTGAACAGCACCTCACTGAGGTTTCCCAGAGGACCACCGGGCAGGATGTGAAGCGTCTCCCTCAGTTTTCCGACACCGGCTTTTACCCCACGCCCTCCAAGCTGGCTGGGCGGATGCTGGCAGGCGTCCGCTGGAAGGATGTTACCGCGATTTTGGAGCCGTCAGCCGGAAAGGGTGATTTGGCGGATGCCGCCCGGAAATTCGTCGAGGATTACCACAATGACCGGAAGGTCTGCGTAGACAAGCGGGAACCGTATATCGACTGCGTAGAGATTGACCCTGATCTTGCCCTTATCCTGAAGGGCAAAGGCTATCCCGTGGTCTCCGATGATTTCCTGACCTTCCATACATTCAAGCAGTATGACCTGATCCTCATGAACCCTCCCTTTGAGAACGGAGATGAACACCTGCTCAAAGCCTTGTCGCTTATGGAACGCGGCGGCCAGATTGTTTGTCTGTTGAATGCGGAAACCATCCGAAACCCCTACACCAACCGCCGAAAGGTCCTGCGTCAGAAGCTCTCAGAGTACAATGCAAAAATCGAATTTATCGAAAATGCGTTTGCCCACGCCCAGCGGAAAACCAATGTGGAAATCGCCATGATCTTCGTTGACATTCCCTACCCAAAGCCAGAGTCCGATATTTTTGAGCATTTAAAGCGTTCTCGTGAAGAAACATACACCGCTGCGGATGGCCCAACCGCCTTGGCGTCTGCCGACTGGCTGCAAAACATGATCGACGGGTTCCAGTTTGAGGCAGAGCTGGGGAATAAGCTAATCCGGGAATATCAAGGTCTCTGTCCCTACCTGATGAATGGCAGCACCACCTATGAAAAGCCGCTCCTGGAACTCACTTGCTCGGAAAGGGGGCGCGGAAATGACGCTGGACTTCCTAACGTCTATCTCCGGGCACTTCGCGGCAAGTATTGGCGCACTCTGCTGTCCCGCCCGGAACTCACTGGCAAAATGACCTCCGCCATGCGGCAGGACTATCAGGAAAAAATCGAAACTCTCTCCGCCTATGACTTTAGCCGGTACAATATTGAAACCGTCATGCGTGAGATCGCCCACCAGCTTGCACAAGGCGTGGAAGAATCCATTCTGAATCTCTTTGAGACCTTCACGGCGAAACACGCCTGGTATCCTGAGTGTGCCAACAACATCCATTATTACAATGGCTGGGCCACCAACAAGGCCCACAAAATCGGCATGAAGGTGATCGTCCCGGCTTCCGGCTGCTATGCCGACTCATGGCGCGACGAAAAGCTGGACACATACCGGGTCAATTCCATGATCTCCGACTTGGAGCGCGCTATGAACTATCTGGACCGTGGCGAAACTTACTGCCATATCCCGGTAGATGTGGCCATTCTTCGCGCAAATGGCGTCAACAGCAATAAGGCGTCCTTCACCTATTTTGACTGCGTTTTCTATAAGAAAGGAACCTGCCATATCAAGTTCAAGCCTAACGCAGTTCGTATCATTGACCGCCTGAATATCTTTGCCGGTCAGCACAAAAACTGGCTTCCCCCTGTCTATGGAAAGAAGCATTATCAGGACATGACACCGGAGGAACAGGCAGTGATCGACGAGTTCCAGGGCGAAGCAGCTTACGAGTCCGTATTGTCTGATCCGTCTATGCTGATCTCCGCCGGGGACATTGCCCTCGCCGCCCTTCCGTCCTCCAATCCATGAAAGGAACCGTTCCATGAATTATAAAGCCATGAAGTACAACGCATTGATTGATGATCTTGTTTCGCTTGCCAAAGAGTCGCATGATTTCCGAGAGTCTATCGTCTGCACGGAGGCGTCAACAACGATCATGCATCTTTTTAGCGAAAACGAACGGCTTTCGATGGAGCTGAAGCACATGGAAGAAGCTGCCGCAAGCGCCAAGTCTGAAAAGTTCAGTCTGCAAGATTTCGTCCGCACAAACCTGATCCCTCCCAAGCAGCGGGTGTGCCTGTGTGAACAAATTGACAGCGACTTTGCGAGACCAGCTTGGAGCGGCCCGTTTTGTGAACTTCCGCAGTCTTATACCCAGCGCGCCGTGGATAAGGTATTTGTCCCGATTTCCGATGCGGCCCTGGAATGCTACCGCTTTACCCTTTACATCATTTTGCGCCCGGAATCCTAAATGTCAAAAACCCCCTTGGAGGGGTATCGTATAATAAAATCAAGGGCGAGATAGACGCCGCCCTTGCTTTCCATCTTTCTATCTTCCCTCACGCACGGCGGCTGCCGGCCTACCCAACGGCAGCCGCCAAACTCCAAAACAGCATGGGCGAAAATCGTGCGGTCACGCACGCGGACTAATCTCCCGCGTGAACAGGCTTTTCCATTCGGCTTGTTTCCCGGTTCAACTCCGGTTTCGCTCACCAGCGGCGCGGATGCCGCACGTAGTTATCTCCTACCTTCCAAGCGTGGCCCGTAAGTACACGCTCGCCGTTCTCGGAGCGGTGCCCCGGTGCAACCCCGGCAGGGCAGCAACGCGGATATAGTTCATCGGCAGAACGGCGGCTTCCCAAGCCGCGAAGGTGGGTTCGATTCCCATTATCCGCTCCAAGGGTGCACGAGCAGCGCCCTGCATGGATCGCAAAGCCTCCTGAATGTGTATGACAGCCCGGAAAGACGGGCCGCCACATCACCCGCCATGGCGCAAACAAGGCGGGTCTATGCAGATGTCCAACCGGTGCTTTTTGTCCTTTCCACCCGGGAGCCGGGGACCTCTCCTGCCGTCTGCACCATGCCCTCCCACATAAGAGGTGGTTACTCTATAAACCGTAGTGGGCATGAAACCTCCATATCTGGCAGTGGAGTCGGCGGGTTGATACAGCCGCTATCGGGACGGTATTCTCGGAGAACCTGAGCGACATGACCGCCGGGAAAGACCGGCATCTATACGCAGACGTGGCTCAGTAGGCAGAGCACCGCGCCAGGAGGTATGCGCTGGTTCAAGTCCAGCCGTCTGTACCAAATCCCAAAGCTGACAGCGTACAGGGGCAATATTGCGGCAAGCCCATATTTGGCGAGCGTTGTGTCCCGTCAGCAGGGCGTGGCTCCGCGAAGGGCCGTTCGATTTGCCCGCGTTGAATCGAGCGTTACTTAGAACACGTACCCGCTCCGGCGGGTACGCAAACGCGGGATATAGGGGCGAATGTTCCAAGGCTGGCGAGGCGGTCTCCAAAACCGCTTGGGTGGGTTCGATTCCCAACCGTCCCTGCCAGATGTATGCTACCGCATTGCGGCGCCGTGGAAGGGTAAGACCGCTACAAGGGGCTTGCCTGTGCGCTGTATGAAAGCGGCAGGTAGAAGTATTTAAAATTTAGCTGGACCCGGCTTGTGTGAAAGAAACGGATGCGACCGACATACCGGCGCAGGGCTGAAAAGTTCCGTGGGATACCGGCATTGCTGCTTTTGTGCGAATGCTGAGGCGTTCAATGGATGTGGCGTGGTGGCGGCAATCGTATGATTAGGCCGCTGTGTAAGTAATTCAAACAGAACGCAATGCCGGGAGCCTGTGTGAAAAAATACAGGGGTGTAGCCAAGCGGTAAGGCGAGGGATTTTGACTCTCTCACGCGCTGGTTCGAATCCAGCCATCCCTGCCATTGAAATTTTAGGAAAGGAGGATGTCCCATGAACAAGACTGAACTGATTGCCGCCGTGGCGGAGCGTTCCGGCCACACCAAGCATGACACCGCACTGCTGGCCGACGCGCTGTTCACCGTCATCGAGGAATCCCTGATCGGCGGCAGCGAGGTCAAAGTCCCCGGCTTCGGCAAGTTCGCCGTGAAGCACCGGGAAGCAAGGGTGGGGAAAGACCCCCGCACCGGCGAGGAAAAGGAATTTCCCGCCAAGACGGTTGCGGTGTTCCGCCCAGCAAAGCCCCTGAAGGACGCCCTGAACGGCTGATACCCCCATTTCGTAAATTGCCCACAGAAGCCCTGTAAGCGCCCCTTGAGTTTCGTGGGGTAGTTTTCAGCCCCTCGCCTCTCTCTTATCTCTCAGGCCGCTTGTGGGGCCGTCAGCGCAAGAATCTTAATCAAGACCATACTCATACCGAAAAAGGGGGAACGGTTTCCGTTTTGGAAAAGGTTCCTCCCTTTTTTATCTCGACATTCCATGCAAAAGCGCCTATAATTTTTCTGTAAAAAGGAATTACACGCCTAAAGGTAAAGGAGAATTTTACAATGAAGATCATGAACCCCACCGCCATGAACCGATACAACGCCCTGCGGGAGGCCGCCGGGAAGATCGACCGTCTGGTCCCCCAGGTCCGCTTGCTGGACCAGCCGCCTCATGAGAACCGGGAGAACGCCTCCGTTGCGCTGGAATTTCCCACTCCCCTTGTGGTCCTTAATTCCACCATCCGGCAGGCCCTCTCCTTCCTGTTCTGCCAGTGCGACACTGTGCAGACGGACAAGACGGACCGGGGCATCTGCTTCACCTTTACCGTCTCTGAAATCTGGATCACGGAGGAAACCACATGAACCTGAAAACCAATGTCACCCGCCGGGGCTTCGCCTTCAGCGTCAAAGCCGAGACCAAGGCGGGAGAGCTGCGGATGTTCGATCATACCGTTGACGCCGAAAGCGAGGAAGCTGCCCGCCTGCTCCTGATCTCCTATCTGGAAAGCCGTGGAATGGAGCTGGTGGAGGCCCGTCTGACCGGTGCGGAATAACGAGGTGCACTGCATGAGTAATCAAAACGCCGACATGAAAGCGCTGGCCGATAACTTCTGGAATAACTACTTTCGACCCAAAGTGGCGGATGCTACCCGCTCCTGTCTCCGTCTGGAAAAGGCCACCGTAAAGGCAGCCCCCAGCGGCGGCACCGTGGCCGTCCAGCTTCCCTTTGACGATACCGTTCTAAATCTGCCCTACGCCTCGTCCCTCTCCGGTCTCACCGTCGGACAGGCCGTCTGGGTGGGCATCCCCTACTCCGACCTCTCCAACGGCGTTGTGATGTTCGACGCCACCTTCCAGAACCTTTAAGCAAACAATTAGCAAACTCTAAGCAAGTTGTAAGCAAGTCGAAAAGCAAAGCCGCCCACCACGGGCGGCTTTTTTCATTTCGCAAATGTAATGGAAATAAAGAATAAAACGAATATTACCACACAGATAAAAAGCACAACGCCCCATTCCAGCCTTTCCTGATTGCCTTTCCCCTCGCGTCCGTTCTTGGGCGCAAAGCAGTTTGGGTCGTCGGACTTCCCGTACAGTGCGCAAATATCGCTGTTTTGACAATCCGCACACCGACGTTCCCGTTCAGGCAAGGAACGACGTCGGCTCCTTTTGCCGTATCGGCTCCACCACCACAGGTTATACTCCCGCTTCGCGTTGTTCCGGAATCGCTGCCCTCTTATCATACATCTTGTCCCCTTTCGCCTCGCTTCCCCCTTGACTTTTGCCAGACAAAATGCTATGATACTTATGCCAGACAAAATGCTATGATACTTATGCCAGACAAAATAGGAGGTGATTATCCCCATGTCTGCCGCAAAGCTGGGCCGTCCCACAGACAACCCCCGCCCTCACAAAATCAGCATCCGGATCAATGACCGCAGCCAGCAGATTTTAGAAGCCTACTGCCGGGAGCAGAACGTCACAAAAACGGAAGCCATTGAGCGCGGGATCACCCTGCTGGCGACCGCCAAACCGATATAAAAATTCCCCATGCTGCTCTATCTTGCCGGACGGACAGCATGAGGAAAACGGCAAATATCCGCAGGGACTCGCCAAATTCATTATGGCGCGGGCCTTGTGAAAAGTCAAGTATTCTGTCAAAAAGCCCCTTGTCAGCGGCTGGTACAATGAAGATAGAATACTGGAAAGATCAAGGAGGAATCCCCAATGCCACCTGCCATCAACTTAACCGGTCAGCGTTTTGGACATCTTCGGGTACTCAGACGTGCGGAAACTCGTTCATCTGGGTGCCTAAACTGGATTTGCGTGTGCGACTGTGGGAAGGAAACGGTTGTCCCCAGCGGGCATCTGCAATCAGGGCACACAAAGTCCTGTGGATGCCAGAAAAACGCGGTAAGCCCAACGAGGACGCACGGAGAATCAAAAACGCGCCTGTATAACGTCTGGCTTCTCATGCGGAGAAGATGCTCCAACCCAAAAATCAAAGAATATGCGCGATACGGCGGCAGAGGCATCACAGTTTGTAAAGAATGGGCTGAGAGCTTTGAAGCGTTCCGAGATTGGGCGCTTGCCAACGGGTATGATGAAAATGCCGCCTATGGAGAATGTACCCTTGACCGCATCGACGTGAACGGCAACTACTGCCCGGAAAATTGCCGATGGGCCAATGAACGGGTTCAGGCAAATAACCGGCGTTCAAATCGCATATTTGAAATTAACGGGCAAAGAAGAACGTTAGCGGAATGGTGCCAGCTGACAGGTGCTTGCGAATCAACGGTTCGCCGCAGAATTGCCCGCGGGGTCAAAGAAGAAAATCTATTCAAGAAAGGATGGCTTTAAATGATTTCTTATTATTTTGATAGCGCAAGCACAGAAGCGGTTTCACCCGTTGCGTGGGAAGCCATGAAGCGCGCACCTTTTGGAAACCCGTCAAGTCTGCACAAAGAAGGTCAGCGGGCAAAAGATTCCTTGGAGCGCAGCCGAGCTCAAATTTTATCTTTATTGGGTGCTGGTGATAGCTATGACCTCTATTTTACAAGCGGGTCAACAGAAGCGTGTAATACCGCTATTCATTCCATGCAAAAGGCCGTTGGCGTTTCAGAAACCTATGCGTCGCCCATTGAACATCATGCGATATTGGAATGCGTTTCCGGCAGGGTTCTTCCGAATGATAAAATCGCAAGCACAAGAGCCTATGCGCAGATGCTTGCGAACAATGAGACTGGCGAGATTTACGATATTGCCTCCTTGCGGAAAAATTTTTCAGGGCTTCTCGCCTGCGATATAACAAGCGCCGTTGCGCACATTCCCATCAATCTTCTGGAACTTAATGTGGATTATGCTATGTTCAGCGGTCATAAATTTGGAACTCCAAAAGGAATAGGAGCGTTGATTGTAAAAAAGAATGCTCCTGTTTATCCCCTGATCCGCGGCGGCGGTCAGGAATGGGGCAAGCGCGGCGGCACCGAAAGCGTTCCCCTCGCCTGCGCCATGGCAGCGGCCCTCCATGACCGCATGGGCAATATGGTATCAGACATGAAGCGGATCGCCCGTTGCCGGGACCTGCTTATCAGAAACCTGTTGAGGTTCGTCCCGGATACCTATGTCAATGGGCCATATACCCCCGGCGACGTGCTTCTCCGGCTCCCCGGAAACGCCAACCTCTCCTTCCTTGGCGTAGAATCTCAGGCCCTTGTCATGGCCCTGTCTGCGGAGGGCGTGTACGCTTCCTCCGGTTCCGCTTGCACCAGCGGGGAGGCAGACGGCAGCTATGTCCTCCGGGCCATGGGCTACCCCGCCAGCCGTGCGGTCTCCGCCGTCCGGTTCACTCTCCCTTATACCGTCACCGAGGATGATGTGCTGGGCGCCGTTCCTCTGATCGTCAGTGCCGTGGAAAAGCTACGCCGCCTGACCCCTACGCCGTGAACGCCGCCCCTTTGGGCGGCGTTCTTTTTTATTTGAAACATTCATAAAGGACTTCTTCCTCAATATTTGTTCTCCACATTTTTACAATTATCACTTTCGGCTGAATATCAAAAACAGTTGCCGAATATTTCATTCCGCAGTCCATTTTTGGGGCATACACCGCCGCCCAATCTCCAGATAGATGTCCTATTGGTTTCCCATCTTCTGTCTGAACCAGAATAGCATTGCGGTCAAATTGATTGTCCGGTTCTCGCTTAAATGTCAGACTGTGCCCCTTGCTCAATCTTGAAATCGTAACTTTGTCGGCGCAAAACTTCATCCCAACAACGGCTACTTTCTCTGCTGTCGGTTTATGTGCCCCACATTCCTCCCAATTTGATACAATGTTTGCAAACTTGTTTTTTAGACTTTCATACATATCGCTATCTACGGGAAGAATCTTAAATTCAGGGTGTTCTTTTTGTAAGCCGGCAATCTTCTTTCGGCTTTCGTTATCCCAAAAGCCTTTGACCTCTAAAATTGTGTTATTGGCAAGAAAGAAATCCGGCAAGTAAAAATCTTCTCCAACTTTGTAAGATTCTCGTTCATATTCATATGGAACATTTAGTGCATTTAGTATTCGAGTCACATTAGCTTCCCAAGAGCTTCTGACTGTTCTTCTTAAATCTAACCGATACCCTTTGTGAAACGGAGTTTCTTCCATCTCACAAATCATATTCCTGCTTGAAATAAACCCATTCCTGTCTGTAATTTCAATAAAGGGTGTCTCACTTTCTCTGAGTGCGGAAAAACAGCTATTAGCAAGCGGATTTTGTCTATCTTCACATTTTTTTACCCATGGGTAATATGTATCTGCAAGAGTAAAATAGCTAACGTTCATCTCGGCTATTTCCTCAATTTTTTCAGGTGAAAATGCCGCAATTTCTTTTAGTACGCTTAAAATCTGCTCCTTATCCCCGCTGTCAAAGCAGAAGTATGTATATCTCTTGAACAATTCTGCCGGGAGTTCAACTTGCTCCGCAGCCTCTCCGTCGGGTATATATTTTATAGACGATTCATAATATCCGTACTCCGAAAAATATGGAAACATTATTTTATCTAACATCTTTCCCCTGAAAAATGAATTTTCAGAGCCACGCACATCACACGCAAAATATGTTATCTGTGAAAAGCCATCCCCATCTGGAACGACTTTGATTCCAAACGCCTTTGTATTGCTAAGCTCCTCAATATACCGTTTCTTTAAAATGTTGGGGACTTTCTCAGTTCGACCAAAAAAGTTAATTGCCTCAGTCCTTTTATGGGCAGCGAAGTATGCGCAAAGTGCTTGTTCTGTTTCTTTCCCTTCTTTGTAAGTAAACAAAAATAATCATCCTTTCCGCAAAGTTTTCTCTTGACTTTTCATCACACCTTTATTATAATTTAGGTGTGGTTGAAAGTGAGGTGTGTGAATGTCTCCACGAACCGGAAGGCCAAAATCTGATAATCCAAAGACAATTCGTTACAGTGTATGCCTTGATCTAAAGACGGAACAGAAATTAGTTAAATACTGCACACAGCACGAAATAACGAAAGGCGAAGCGATTCGCAATGGTATCAATCTTCTTTTGGCCCATATAGAAGAATAACGGCATACTGCTCAATCTTGGCTGAGAGGACAGTACACCGTTATCAGAACAACCTTTCGGAAGTCTGTAAATATTCTACTACACTTCTTCCGAAAGGTCAACCCACATTATTCCCACCGACAGCGAAAAAACATCGTAAAACCTGTCAAAAACCCCCTTGGAGGGCTGTGGAATAATGGAAGTATCAAGACCGATCGAAAGGAGTTTTATTTATGCAAGAATTGACCACCATCAACAACGCCGAAATTCTCGTCAAGGAATTTTCCGGTCAGCGGGTCGTCACCTTCAAGGACATTGACGCCGTGCATGGCCGACCGGACGGGACGGCCCGCAAGCGGTTCAACGATAACCGCGAACACTTTATCGAGGGCGAAGATTTTTTCAAAGTTAAGTGCTCAGAGGTGCGTCCGTTTTTCGGACAGACCCCTCCGAACGGGTTTAATCCTGATGCAGACATTACCCTCATCACAGAATCCGGCTATCTCATGCTGGTGAAGTCCTTCACCGATGATCTGGCGTGGAAAGTCCAGCGGGAACTCGTCAAGGGCTATTTCCGGGCCAAGTCCTCCGACCCTCAGTTCTCCACCCTCTCCCCCCAGCTTCAGGCTCTGATCAATATTGAAATGCGTCAGCACGAGCAGGAGCGGCAGATGAACGAACTGGCCTTAAAGGTTCAGCACAATTCTGATACAATGGATAAGGTCACAGCCGCCTATGTCGCTCCCATTTCCTCCGGCGATAACTGGCAGGAGAGCGCCAACCACACCATCAACGCCCTGGTCGAGCATTTCTGTCTCAACCACCAGATGTTCCGCCGGGAACTCTATGAGGAACTGGAACGTGAATCCGGCTGCGATCTCCAACAGCGTTTGACCCGGCTGAAAAACCGTATGAAAGCGGCGGGCGCTACCGTCACCCAATGCAGAGCCGTCACGAAACTTACCATCATTTCTCAGGACAAAAAGCTCCGCTCCATCTTCATCGGAATTCTGCGCCGCCGGACGCTGGAATTTACCGCCGCCGAGACCGTTTGACCGCCCCAACCAAAAAAATTTACACATTTTTACACACATTCAGGAGGAAAACCGACTATGTTGACCGTGAAAGATATTGTTTCCATTCTGCAATTCGGAGAGTTCGACGACAAATACGGAAAAGAAGTGCCCCGCCTCACCGTCTCCGCTGATGGCCTTGCTACCCACATCAACCCGGAAAACAAACTTGAAATGGCCGCCTACGGCGATTTCATCATCGACCGTATCCATGTGGACGAACTGGGCGTGGATCTTTGCGTGAAAAGCAGCCTGTGCACCGCCGGGGCCTGATACGCCCCCAATTTTAGGAAAGGACTGATTACCATAGGACGCACATCTCAAGCCGAAAGGCAAGTAATGAAAGCCTTAGACTCATGGCTCCGCAACGTGCAGGCCAGCGGCGCAGCGGAGCGCACCGTCACCGCCTACGCCGCCGTCACAAACAGCTTTTATTCCTTCCTCGTGGAAAGCGGCCTTTCCACTGAGGAACCCACCTTCACCACTATGCAAGCCTACCGGGATCACCTCTTTGACCGGGGTCTCTCCCCTGTCTCCGTCCGGTATCATCTGGTGGTCCTCCGCTCCTTTTTCACCTACGCCAGCTCCCCGGAACTGGGCGAGGATCGTTTTTATGAGCAAAACCCTGTTTCCCTCTACCTGATGCCCTCCCTCCGCAAATTGGGAAAGCGCCCCTATGACGTGCTGCTCACCGATGAGCAGGTTTGTAAGTTATGGAGGGATTCCCCTGTCCGCACCACCCACCCGGAGAACTGGCCCCGGAATTACGCCATCGTGATCCTGCTGCTGACCACCGAACTGCGCAACGCCGAACTGCGGGCCTTGACCCCGGCGGACATTGACTTGGAGGACGCCGCCCTCCGCGTGGAACACGGCAAGGGCGATAAATTCCGGGTGGTGGACCTGCCGGACATCGCCGTGATCGCCCTCCGCCATTACCTCGCCAGCGGCATCCGCCCGGATGATCTCCCGGATACCGCCCCCCTGTTCGGCACCCTCCGCTCCGGCGAATGGAAGGCCGGCACAAAACAGTGGCTTTCGGAGCTGGTGGAGCGCCATGTCCGCTCCGTCACCGGCGTTCCGGACATCCGCAGCCACGATCTCCGCCACGTCGGCTCCCGTTTGGACCTTAATTCTGGTATGCCAGAAAATGAACTGCAAGCCAAATTGGGCCATGCCAGTCCCATCACCACCCAGCGTTATTCCGGGCGGCTCATGGACCGTTCCGGGCGGAAAAGCGCCAAGAAGGTCTTTGCCGAACGGGACTTGCAAGCCAAGCGCAGCGCCGACAAGCTCACCGCCTTTTATGCCTGATCCCTCAACATTCACCCTGAAACCAAAACACACGTCCGTGCGTTCCGATCGCATGGGCGTGTGTTTTTATCATGCGTTTTACGAAAGAAAAGACAATTTACTATGATTTACGGCTATATTTGCGTCTCCACCGACAAGCAGACCTTAGAAAATCAGCGCCATATCATCCTCAATTACTGTGAAGTGAACGGCCTTCACATAGACGGCTGGATCGAGGAAACCATCTCCGGCGCCAAGGCCCCGGACAAACGCAAGCTGGGACAGCTTCTCCGTCATAACACACCCCTAAAAATATTTTCTTGCTCCGACATTCCGACGCGTTTCGACACGGCCCCTGTGGTATCATCCCCTCAAAGGAGGTGACCAGAATGACACAAGCCCAAAAGCAAGCCTACGAAGAACTCTACTACATGACCGTGGAGCTGCTGGACGAGATGGACGAACTCAAGCGTAAAATCGTCGCCCAGCAGAACGCATCGGAAGCCCTGTGGGACCTGCCGGAGGATTGATTTCCGGCTTTTTTAAAAGCAAAAGCCGAAGGCCACGCCATGCGTGTAGCTGGCGCCGCTGGCGTTGGCGCTGCCGTCGCTGTAGACAAAACAGAAGTGGGAATAGTTGCTCGCACCAGGAGAACGCTCCCACCAGCTGGTAGCAGACCCGTTTACATTCTTGACCTTGCTGTTGCCAGTCTTGTAGTAGTCATACTGCGTGCCCTCACCGCTCTTGGAATACTCGACGCTGCCGAAAACCTCGATCTCGCTCAGCAGAAACAGCTTGTCCGCCGTGGTGTTGATGGTGCTGCTCTGGCTTCCCGCCGAGGTCAGTTTGTTCACCTCCCGGATGCCGTTCTGCACCTCCGTCGGCATCAGGGCAAGGATGGCAGGCAGGTGCGTCTGCCGCATGGCGCAGCTCGTCCAGCCGCCGCTGTTGGTGTTGGAGCTGTTCATCCAGTTTACGTCCGCGTAGCAGTCATGCATCTGGAAGGTCAGCGGAGCCTTGCCGGAACCGTCTGCATAATCGTCATGGCTCTTGCCGATAATGTCGATAACGTAATCTGCCCCGTTAATCGTCATGGCTTTCTGGTTCCCAACTACCCACGTCTCCGGCACTTGGTTCTTGTGACAGGCGTCAACGATCTGCGCCCACGTATTATCCGCAAAATTCGCCTTGTACGTCACCGGCGCTTTCAGCGTCGGCACAATGCCGCTCATAATCACTCTGCCCATCATGCCACCCCCTTTAAAAGCATCGTGGTTTCGTCAAATAGTGCATTGCTGGGGAGCACCAGCGCAGGACGAATACCGTAAGAGGAGGACGCGCCAGAACTATTGCTGTTGCCATCGGTCTGAATAAACCACGCATTGCTGGTTCCACTGGCATAGGGGGAGCGTGTCCACCAAACATTAACGGTTCCATTCAAATGCGCAATACGCAAGGATTTCCCAGCGGACCCGGCGATAAAGTAGTCCAGTTTTGCACCGTCAACCGGGTACATCGAACTGTTACTGGTTGTCCAGCCCAATTCATAGCAGGACAGCAGAAACACTTTGCAGGACAGGCCGTTTGCTCCGCTCTGGTCCGAACCGCCAGAACCGCCGTTCTTGCGATACGGGATTTTTACTTGTTTGATCGCAGCCTGTTCCGCACTGCCCAACGTATTGAAAAAGTCCCCATTCAGCCACGTGTTGATCGCGCTGCTTTCATACTTGTTTACGTAGCTGGGGTCCCATTGCCGGTTGCTGTGAATATCCTTCCGCAGCAGCCACGTCCCGTCACAGCTTGCGTCATACAGACTGCTGTTTTCAGGGATGCCCTGATTCACCACCAGATATTCAACAGCCGTACCGCCCTCCATCAGCTTGACAACCGACCCCACCGCAAGGCTGGAGGCCAGCACCCCCGTCACCGGTGCCGTATGCACCTCGCCCTTCCGCATCATTAAGCAGTATCCCATCACGCCACCCCCTTTAAGAGCATGGTTTTTTCGTCAAAAAGTGCATTGCTGGAAAGGATCAATGCAGGTCGAACGCCAAACTGGTAAGTTGATCTGATAGTATTGCAGCCTCCATTATCAGCGACGTACCACACGTTAGTGGTGCTTGCTCTGTATGTGTATGGAGAGCGAAGCCACCAGTTGGTGGCCGAACCGTTCAGGTATGCAATACGTTTTGGGTCTGCACCAGCAATCTGATCAAAGTAGTCCAATTTTGCGCCATCTCTTGGTAAATAATCTGCTCCCCCAATCCCAATCTCATAACCGGATAGTAGAAAGACTTTTGCAGACAGTCCAGACGCACCGGAAGCAATTCCCGCGCCGCCAGTCTCATTCACATAGGGGATTTTAACCTGCTTAATAACAGACTGTTCCATTTCTCCCAACAGGTTAAAAAATGTACTATTTATGTAACTGTGAATGGCAGACGCCTTGTAGCTATTGTTTTCAGAACTATTATATGGAAGTAGTTCAAGTATATCTTTCCTCAGCAGCCACGTCCCGTCACAGCTTGCGTCATACAGGCTGGAATTGGAGGGAATCCCCTGATTCACCACCAGATACTCCACCGCCGTGCCGCCCTCCATCAGCTTCACGGTGGACCCAACGGCAAGGGAACTCGCCAAGATACTGGTTGATGGTTCTTTCGCTCTGCACCCGCCAACCACTGTTACATGGCCCATCAGCTCACCTCCGCAACAATGGGGATCGCGACCGTGTTGGCATCCCCGAAGATGGTAAACTTGATCCCGCCGTCATAGGTTTCGGCGTAGCCGTTGGTGATGCAGTTGAGGTACTGGTTCTCCGCCTCCACGAACGCCGCGTAATCGTCGGAGGTCCCGCTGCCGGTGTACACATGATCCACCATAGCGATGCTCTGGGCTGTCACCCCGGCGATGGCAACGCTCTGCGTCTTGACGCCGGTGTTTTCGTCCTCCACCCACGTAGTTCCGATGGTGGCGGTGTAGGTGGTGCTGCCTTTCCGCTGGTCAAGGGCTTCCAGCTCGTTTTCAATCTTGTTCATATGCTCCGCGTCCAGCGCCGGGGCCTGACCGTTGACCCATGTGGTTTTCACGTATGCCATTACATCCGCCCCCTCTCAGGAAAAGAAAGGGCCGTTTTTCCGCAACGATTCTTCTTCATAAAAGTTCCTCCTTTTGATCCGGTGCCCCGTTGGGGCTGCTTCACTGTTCAGGTGGGCCACCCCGTCACGGTGGCCGTGGGGAAATCCTGTACGGACACGGCGGAAATCTGCATGGGGCCGCTCCACGTCAAGGGCCTTGTGAACCCCTGCACCGTGTCTTTACATTCAGACGCTTCTGTGTTATCATTTATATGAAACAAATAGGGACGAGGTGTTATAATGGGTACATTTATTGACTTGACTGGGCAGAGATTTGGGAAACTCACTGTTATCGAACGCGCCCCAGATTTTGGTTCCGGGCGTTCGCGGCAAACCATGTGGCTGTGCAAATGCGATTGCGGAAAAATCATTTCCGTCCGTTCTCACGCTTTAAGAGGCGGTCACACGCAGAGCTGTGGATGTCTTGTGGCCGAAAATCACCAAGTTATCCACGGCCTTTCCCATTCTCGGATTTGCCGAATCTTTCGTGCAATGAAGCAGCGTTGCTACAATCCCAAAGCTAACGCATATAAAGATTATGGTGGTCGGGGCATAACGATTTGTGACGCATGGCTCGACAGCTTTCCCGCTTTCTATGAATGGGCATCCACTCATGGCTATCAAGACAATCTATCTATTGACCGCATTGACGTGAATGGCCCATACAGCCCTGAAAATTGCCGATGGGTAAATCAACAAACACAGTGCGCCAATAAAAGGGAAACAATTCGCCTTGAACACAATGGGGAAATCCATACCATAGAGGAATGGGCCGCTATTACAGGTCTTGCCGCAGGGACAATCCGAACTCGCATTTATACAAGGAAATGGGATGTTGATAAAGCCCTTTCCACGCCCATTTCAGAGTCAATGTCTATCCGCAATTTTCAGTTTGCCAAGGGGCGCGTTTGCCGTAATATTTGGCTAAACAAGAACCTCGCAAATAAAATCAGCTCCATGTTTGGTAACGATGTTGATAAAACGTCTGATTTTGTGGAGTCTATTTTGTTGGAATACTTTGATAAACACTAAGGTCATGTCGGCCAATTTGTTACAGTCGCAATAGGAAAATCAGATACAGATACGGCACTGATTGTCATTGGGCCTTTCCCGCTAAGCGGTCTTGTAAAGCCTTGGACAAGATGCTTTTCCATGGGACTTCCAACCTTATCGTTTCTGATTATCGAAATTAGGTCATTTTCGTTCAAATGCAAAATCTGACTGCACGAAACCGAGACGGACTTTTGCAGTGCTGCGGACCGTTTCAGCTTCCACACAGCCAAGTCCTCGCACTGCCGTTTCGTGGAATAGCCCGCCGCCCGGTAGCGCACGGTTTTGCGCCCGATCCGGCTTACATTCGTGCTGCTGGCCGGGTCCAAATTCTGCGCCCGCGCCGCCACCTGCGGGCTGTTGTTCACCGCTTCCCCAATGACGATAAAATCGTTGTACACTTCCGTGTTCTTTTCCGTGTACTCCGTTCCCAGCAGCTCCGCCTCGCTTTGGGAGAACTGCCACGCCAGAGGCTTGTCGCTGTCCAGAATGTCATCCTGAGAGGGGTCGATCCGCAGTGCGCCGGAGGCATCGTACCCGATCCACGCCGCCAGCATTTCCGCAAGACCGAGGCACACGTCCGCATAGCTTCCGTTGTCACTGTCCACCCGCAGGGTGTAGGGTGCGTCCGTCAGCTTGGCCGTGGTGCCGTTTGCCAGCTGCTGAGTCTTGCCGTTGTAGTATTCCGTGAATACCGGAGCCACGTTGTCCACCAGATCCCCGTTCCCCCGGTCCAGCTTCAGCAGGGCCGCGATGGGGTCAAAGACGTTGGTCCCCGCCTTCACCTCGTAGGTGCTTTCCAGATAGCCGAAAAGCGTTCCGTCCAGATCCGACCATTTATCCACCAGGTTGTACTGCGCCGTCCGCTTGGCCGGTTCCAGCGTCTCTACCGGGTCCTTTACCAGAAAGACCCCCTGTTGGATGTAAAAGTCCGTGCCGTCGCTGAGCACAAGGCCCTCATCCAGTGCGATCCGGTTCCCGAACCACACCCGGTTGATGTTGTAATCGAACGTGCCGTCCAGATTCGCCAGTGTCACCGAGGCCGTCCGCCGCTGGCCGTTGTTTAGATTCACGGACAGGCTCCCGTCCGCGATAAATGCCCCGGCAAAGCGCCCTGTGGGGTTGTTGTCCAGTGCGAAGGCCGTGGAGCCGTCCGGCTGTAAAAACCGCAGACGGCACAGCTTGGTAAAAGGCCGGCGCAGCATCTTGCGGTAATCGTTCATCCGTTCCGCTTGGGTCATCTCTGCATCGCCTCCCTCTTATGCAAACAAAGCGTCACCCGATGTGAGCAGGATACGCGCTCCGTCCGCGGAGCCAATCTCCACCCATGGCAGCGTCACCGTCTGCACCTGCTGTCGGCTGCCGTCCATGGTGCTCATGGAAATGGCCCCGCCCGCCCTGATCTGCCACAGGTCTCCCCTCCTGTCTTTCAGGAACAGGGCGTCCTGTGTGGTTGAGAGGGCGTACACGGCGTCCCGCACCTCGTTGGTATCCGTATACTCTCCGCTTGCCAGAACGTGCCCTATGGCCGCCGAGAGCGTCCCGGAGCGGTAATTGCTGGGGGAACTCTGTACCGTGGGATACCGGGTGAAATTCCCCAGCACACCGGGGCTGTTGTTGTTGCTGATTTCCCCGCTGGCCACGTTCAGGCTGAACCGGAAGATCGCCGCCGGGTGATAGCCCCCATCTGCGTCCGTGGTGCATTGCAGAACCGTCCAGTCCCAGAAGATGGGCGTCACCGCGTCGGAGATCAGGGCGTTGGTCACGATGACCTCCTGCCCGTCCGCCGTCTGCCCCAGTCCGAACATATAGTAGCGGTACGTCTCCTGCGATACCGCCTTGCAGTCCAGAATGGCCCGCTCCGAAAGGGGTGTCTGCGCCACCGGTTCCAGCGTTGCTTCCCCCTCGTGGTAGCGGTAAATGGCAAAGCCCGTCAGCGTTCCGCTGAATGCCATATTTCCCGCCTGCAAGCCGCCTCCGGCGAAATCCGTCTGGAACAGTGTGTTCCCGGAAAACGCCCCCGGCGTCCAGCCGTCCTGGCTCAGAATCTGGTCCAACACACTGGCTTCCAGAACCTCACCCGTCACCCACAGATAGTCGCAGGTTTGGACGCCGCCCAGCGTCAAAGAGGTAATGGATCGCCCCGCCAGCTTCACCTCGCTGCTGAAAAGGTTGCCGGACTGAGTACCCTTGGAGGGATACAGCTCCGGTCCGGGGTACAGGGTTACGGCGGGATACAATGCGTTGATCCACGTCACCTGCCGGAGATAGATTTGTCCGCCGGTGATCACCAGTGTCCATTCGTCCTCCGCCGTTACGCCGCGCAGGGCGTCCTTCCAGACCTCCACGCCGTCCACCGTCATAGAAACGCCGGACTTCCCCAGCGTCACGATGGCAGCGCCGCCATTCAGCCCCACCGTCAGGATGGGATTGTCGCGGGTCACGTCCACCGTCCCGCTCCACACCAAGCTCCACGGCTGAGCGTAGTTCATCGGCTGCCCCGTCACCTTGTCCCAGATCACGGTCCCATCCGCTCCCAATACCAGCTTTCCGTTTTGGATGCGGTTTTCTCCTGCCGCCGTGCCCTGCACATCGTACAGCCCCGGCCATGTCACCCGGATACCGGACTTTTTGCAGTTGGGACAGGCCACCACCGCGCCGGTGGGGGTGGCGGTAGCGTAAGCCACCCGGAAATCCACCCAGCCGGTGTCTGCCTGAACGCCGTTCTCCGTCTGCACCTGGCAGCGGACGGCGTAATCCGTGTCGGAAAACAGGCCGTCATACTCCATCCGCAGTTCCGCCGTGCCGTAAATGCGCCCGCTGTCATAGAGCGCCGTATCGCTGCTTTTTGCCCGGAGCATCCACCGCACCCAGTTCAGCGCGTCCCCCTGTGCCTGCGTATAGGTCGCCGTAAAGGCGTACTTCCGCACCGCCAGCGGCGAGGGGATGGCGGCCACGGTCAGTACCGGGTCCGCCCTCGTCAGAAAGACCGATGCGCTCCGCTGGGTCACGCTCTCTGCGTCGGCCTCCCCCCACCACTGCTTAATGATCAGCTTGTACTGCTGCCCGTTCTCCATATTCGCCCCGCTCAATGCGTCAGCCGGAATGGTGTGGGTAAACAGCACGGTGTTTCCCGCGTAATCGATCCCATAGAAGGGACATCCATCCGTCAGTTTCCCCGTGGTGTACACCTGTGTGGACGCCGCATCGTTTTTGCAGACCGTCAGGGAAAACGCGGTCATAGCGGAGTTGCCGTTCACCTGCCAGCTCACCGCCAGCGGCTTCGTGACGTCGATTGTGCCGTTTCCCAGTTCCCCAAGGGACGATGGATAAATATTTGTAGGTTGAAAAAGTGCCATACTCCGCCTCCCTTAATGTTTGTAGAGGCCCAGGTTCCCGGCCCCGCTGTTCAGTGCCCGCATCACCTGCGCCACCGTCAGCCGGTCAGCCGCCTCCGCCCCGATCTGAACGCCGTTCACGCTGTAGCTGTCTCCGTAGTGGTCATAGCTGGTCCGGCTCATCACCGTTTTCCCCGGCATGGTGCCGCCGCGCTCCACCGCGCCGTACAGCCACCCAAGCTCGCTCATTCTCTTTTGGAAAGTGCTGTCCGCGCTGGGTTCCAGCATCTTCTCCGCCAGCAGCGGAGGGATCACGATCTCGTCCTGACTGGTGGCCTTGATGCCCCCCAGCCCCCGCAGGATGCCGCCGGAATCGTACTTCTTGTACGGGTCCTTTCCACCGTACTTATCGTTGATCTTGTTCTGCCGTTCTTCTTTTAGTTTGTCGATGGTGGCCTGACTGGCTCCGCTCTTCTCCGCGTTCTTGATGGCCAGAGAGTAGTCCACGTTGCTGTCATAGCCCTTGCTGGAAGAACCGGAAGAACCGCCCTTTGAAGAACTTCCCCCGGAGCTGCTTCCGCCCCTGTCGGGGTCTTGCCCCCCGTACATGGCGTTGATCTTGTTCTGCCGCTCTGTCTCTAACTGCTTGATCAGCCCTTCCCCGGCCCCGGACTCCTTGGCCTGCTTGATGGCAAGAGTGTAGTCCACGTTCTTATCAAAGCCCGCGTAGTACATATCGTTGCCGTCCGCATCCACCTTGGGATACAGCCCGGAGAGGTCCGCTCTGGCTGCTCCCTGATGCACGTTGATGGCCTTGGTTGCGTACCCGTTCTCATCGTAGGTGATCACATACCCGTTTTTCTCAACGGTTCTGCCCGCAAGTTTCTGGTCCCGGCTCATGTCCGCACCGGTGTAGGAACCCTTCACGCCCTTGCCGTAAGGCGTGGTATCCCGGTAGTTCAGGTTGGCGTCGCTGCCGTCCGCCAACTTCCAGCCGGAGGACCCGGAGGGAATGAACCCTTCGTTCATCTCCGTCTGCGTCCAGCCGCCACCCGGATTCTTCGTGTAGTCGAAGTGGTAGCCTCCGGTCGCCCCGGCCGCACCCATCATCCCCGGTAGCATCGTCTGTCCGGGGAGCATAATCCCATTCATAGCCCCGGCAATGTACTGGTTCAGCTTGCCCAGCAGGTTGTTGACCTCCTCCACCTGCTGCCGCATCTTGGGTGTGCCGTTTCTGGCAATATCGCTGAGAATATCGTCAATGGTCCGGGTAGGTTCCTGCAGGCTGTCCGTAATCCGCTTCCACTCGGCCTTCAGGGTGTCATAGGTCTCCTCGATGAGCTTTTTCTTGGCTTCCAGTTCGTCAATTTCCCGCTGAAGGGCCAACTCCCGCTCATACTCCGCCAAGTCCTCCTTGGCCTTTTCATAGGCGTCCTGTGCGGACTTTACGGACGATGCGTTGGCTTCCCACTCCCACTGTCCGGTTGCGGCGTTGAATACCCGCACCGTCCGTTCCTTCTGGGCTTCCAGCAAGGCGTTCTGCTTTTCCAGCACCGCCGCCTTCAGCTGTTCCAGTTTCAGGGCTTCGTCCTCGGCCTGCTTGGCGTCCTTCAGCGCCGCGATCTGCTTGTCAATGGCGGCTGTCTGCTTGTCCCGTGCGTCCTCCGCCTCTTCCAGCTTTTTGTTTACGGCATCTTCCAGTTCGTCCCAAAGATCCTCCTGCAGCTCCTTGATCTGCTTGGTGATCTTCCAGTGCTCCGTGGACAAGGCGTTGATGTCAGCCTGACTGGCTCCGATCCGCCGCATATACTCCGCCTGTGCGTGGAGCGCCGCTTGGATTTGCCGCATCTTGTCGATTTGGTCCGCCGTGCTGTCCCCACGCTCCTGCATGAGGGAAAGCTCCGACTTCCGCAGGGATACAATGTTCTTCAGCCGTTCCAGCTCCGCGTCCTTAGTGGATTTCCCCGTGGACGATGGGGTGGAGGACGTACCCACTGTGGAGGTGGTATCCACCGTCCCGCTGTCCCGCCCGGTGTCCGTAAACATGGACTTGTAGATCCGGTTCAGAACGATGGCGCGGGCTTCGTCATAGGTCTTGGCCTTTCCGGTCTGCAATAGTCCCTTGATGGTCCGCTCTACATCCTGCGTCTTGGCGGCACCGATCATGCCCACGGAATAGGCGGCCGCCCCGGCCTCGGTGGCCAGCTGCCGCAGCGCCCCGATCTGCTGACTCAGGTCCAGCTTTTTCTCGTTCAGAACGATCATCCGCTTCACCAGATTGTAAATCTGATCCCCGGTTTTCCCTGCTTGCTTTTGTTCGCGGATCAATCCGTTTACATAGTACGTGATGCGGTTTGATGCTTCGTCATACGCTTTATTCAGTTTATCAAGTGCGGCCTTTGCCTCTGTATTCTTATCACCAAGCACATCATGAGCTTGTGCAAACCTGGCAAGTCCCGTGGTAACGGAATCGTATTCTCCCTGAAGTTCTTCAAGGTCTCCCCGGTTTTCCCTCAGCTTTTCAGAAAGTGCCGATGCTTGTGCAATCAGGGATTTCTCATACGTCTCCCCGGTCTGATAGGCTTTTTTCTCCGTTTCCTCAAACTGGACGCCCAGCGCCTCCAATTCCTTCCGGGACTTTTCCGCCGCTCCCGGAATGTACTGGTCCAGGTATGCGGTCAGTTCCGCATAGCTCTTAAAAGTCCGCCCAGTGAGACCCAGCGCCTCCGCACCGCCCCGACTCTCCCCCATAGAGGTCAGGTGATATACCGTCTCCCCGGTTCCTACATACCCTCCGGCGCTTTTCAGGGTGCGCTTGGCCTGTCTCTCTTCCAGTTTTTTGAGTTTTTCAATCTGCCGTTCCAGTTCGGCGTTTTCCTGTTCCAACGCCGCCTTTTCATTCAGAATTTCCGGAGTTTTTTCGTTCCAGCCAAGCTCATTGATCTCGGTGAGCCGCCGCCGATTTTCCTCCAACTTTTCTGTGTTGTCGGAAATGTCGGTGTTCAGTTCGTCAAGGCTTTTCCGGTAGTCCTCCGTGGCATTCCACAAAAATTCAAACGCCGCCACCGTCGCGCCGATGGCAAGAATCCACGGGTTCATGGTGATCCCAGCCGCCGACAGTTTTGTAAACGCCGCCGTTGCGCCCTTGGCCGCCGCCTGAATACCGATCAGCCCCAGCGACACCGCTCCGGCAGTCACCGCCGCGTGCCCAAGGTCCGTGTTCAGGGATTCTACCGCGCCGATCAGAACGTCCAGTCCGCCCTTAACGGCGTCGGTGCTCACCATGCTTTGAATGAACTCTGTCCATTCGTTTTTCAGAATGTTGGTCTTGCGGGTCCAGCTGTCCAGCGCGTTTTCAATTTCCTTGTCCGCGCTGCCTACGGCGTTGGCGTAGTCTTTCAGCATGGACTGGTACATATCCCAGTTCTGGATCAGGGCCAGCAGCTGAGAGGTCCGCAACTTGCCGCCGATGTCGCTGACCATCTCCATCAGCTTTTGTTCGGTCAGCAGCCCGTCCTTCATGCTCTGGGCAAGGCCCCCGATGGCTTCCATGGGGTCAATGACCTCGCCGGTGGCCTTCGCCGCTTCATACGCAGCCGGGGCGTACTCCCGGATCACGTCCCTCAACCCGGCAATCTCCCCGGTGGTCCACGTCACGCCCTCGTCGATCTCGGTTTTCGTGTCCCCCACGATGTTCAGCACCAGTGCCCGGAACGCACGGGCCGCTTCGCTGCCGCTCCGCTGGGTCACGGCCGTGATCGTACCGATCGCCGCCGTCAGTTCATCGATCCCCACATGGGCCTGTGCCGCCACGGGAGCCACGGTCCCCAAGCCTTCCGCCAGCTTTTCAATGCTGGTGGCGTACTTGTTGTCGATCTCGTTGGCGCCGTCCAGCACCTTGGTCAATGCGTCAATGTTTCCCTTGTACTGATACGCCGCGTCAACGGACAACAGGAATTGCTGTGCCGTTTCTGCGCTGGTGTCGCCCACCAGTTTTGTCTTGGTGGCCAGCTCCGCCAGTGCGTCCGCCTGTTCGCCATAACCGGCACGGGCAAACGCCGCCACGGAGTTCAGATATTCGTCCGCCGCCTCGCCGTAGGCCGATGCCGTCTCATAGGCCCGGTCCCGCAGATTTTCCATCTGCTCCGCTGTAAAGCCAGTTACCTTGCGGACCGTCACCATCTCATCGTCCACGGCCTTCATGGTGGAAATGGCGTCCCGGAAGGCCCCAATGGTCTTGGAGACGATGGTTCCCATCACCTGCCATTGAAGCATTTTCAGGTAGACGTTGGTAAAGCTGTCCCCTAACAGCCCGTTTTTCTCGGTAGATTCTGTTACGCCCTCATTCAAGCGGTGGACTTCTCCGGTCGCTTGGTCAATGGCGATCTTGAAGTTTTGGGCAGTCCCGTCCGCATTTTTGACGCTCGCCTGGAACGTCTGGAACGTTCCAGCGGAACCCTGCACGATGCCCGTGGCTTTTACCTGCGCGTTTTGCAGCCCGTCCAGCGTCTTAATGTATTCCTTGGCGCTTTCAGCGTTTCCGCTAAACAGCCCTTGGCTCTGCCCGTACTTGGTTTGAATATTGCTCCACGCCCGCTCAAACGCGCCGGCACTGTCCGCTGCACTCTTGGCGGCATTCCCGATGCCCACCATGCCCTCGATCTGCCGCTGGATTGATGTGGGATTATAAGGGGTGTTCTGCGCTGCTCTGGTCTGCTGCTGTAAATAGGCGTTGGCCTGTCGGGTGGCTTTCAGTTCTGCGGCAGCGGCTTTCTCCGCCGCTTGGGCCTGCTGTCGGTAGTTCCGGGTCACGGTCTGCTGGGTCACAGCCAGATCCCCCGTCTCCCTGTTCAGCGTCGCCACCACGCGGGTGGTCTCTCCCAGCCGTGCGGAGAAATCCCGCACCTGCCGCGTGGCCTGCCCGTTTGCGTCAAAGGTGGTGGAAACCTTCTGTAAATTCCCCGCCAGCTTCCCGGCGGCATTGGCCGCGCCGTTCAGGCCCTGCGCCGTGCCGTTCAGATTCACCTTCGTGGAGGAAACCGACGCTACCTCCTGCTTCAGTTTCGCGATCTCCGCCCGGACCTCTGTAAAATCGGGTACGCCCTTAAAGATAATTTTTGCCATGCTTCACCGCCCTGCCTTTACTTCAATATCCTTCGTCACCCTCCCGGCCCGTGTAGCCGTTGGCTTCGATCTGTAATTCTGCGTCCTGTTGGTTCATGGCCCGTACCAGCGTTTCCTCCGCCCGTCCGCCTTCTACCAGCTCCGTGACAAAATTTTCAAAAAACGGTCTGGCCGGTGGCCTCCGGGTCCAGTCATAGGGCGGGTCCAGATGTTCAATGCGCCCGATCAGTGCGTCTCCGTTCAGCGGGTTTTCCACCTGTTCGCTCTCGCCGCTGGGCTGGTAGTCCATGGAAACGCTGTCCTCTGTCACCGCAAACTCCGTGTTGCCGTCTATGTCGGCCAAGCCGCCGTATTCTCCCCGCCGGATATATTCCTTTGGGTCGAATTTTTCGTATACGTCGCCCTGCACGTGCTCGAAAAGGCATTGGGACAGATCCTCCCGCAGCGTGGGCATGGCCCCCGCCAGCGCCGCCTTGAACCGCTGTTCCAGTGCCGCCATGTCCTCGTCCAGCCCTGTGATCCTGGCAGATGCGCTCCCGCTCATATCCCCGCTCCTTTCCATCAATTTCGTGACCTCACGAAAATGGTCCCAAGCATACGCCAAAGCATGAGATCCTCATGCTCTCCCGTCTGCCGGGGAACAAAAAGCGGAGCCGACCGCCGGGTTTCCCCGGCAGTCAGCCCCGCTCGGCTCATCCTATCCAACGCTTAGGATAAGGCGTTTTTGGTGTGTCCCTTACTCGGCGGTGACTTCCAGAACCGCCTGCGCGGTGTACTTGGCGGCTCCCTCGGCGGGATACTGGATGGCGATGCTCCCGGTGCCCTGCGTGCTCCCGGCGGTCACAATGCCGTCCGTGGAGACCGTGGTCCCGGTAGCAGTCCCGGCGGTCACGGTGTACTTCAGCAGGCTTGCGGGAGAGGGCGTCACCAGTTCCCCGTTTTTCATGACCAACTTGGCATTCACGGGGGCAGTGCCACTGGCAGCCACGCTCACCACGCCGCCGATCACGGCGATCCCGGCCACCTCGTCGCTTTCCTCGTCAGGCACCAGCACCATGTAGGCCACGGTGCCCATGCCGCCGCAGGCGTCGCACTCAGCGGAGATCACATCGGCGTCCTCGTTGATGGCGCGCCCGGTGATGGTGGTGGTGTCGTAGTTGGACTGGTCGCCGGTGGTGTTGGCCCCTTCGGGGTTCAGATACAGGCGGGGCACGATCAAATAGCCCCACCCCCAACGGGTGCCCTTATTCTTGCCGGACACGTTCTGATACACGGCGATCTGAGCGGTGAAGTGGACGATGCGGCCATTGAACGCACCGTTCACAATGCCCACCTGGGCCGCGGGCTTCTTGGCGAAGTACCACACCTTGTAGTTCTTGCCGTTCTCAGCGGTGAAGCCGGTAATGGCGCCGGTGGCAGGGTCGATGGGATAGGGAACGCCGCCCACAGAGTAGGAGGACGCAGCACCCACCTCCTGCACGTAGCAGAAGATGTTGGAATAGCCGTACTGGGCCACCGGCACCAGCTTGCTCACGTCGGCCTTCAAGGAAGTACCCGTGGCCTCCACTGTCTGGCAGACGGGGGAAACGGCGTTGTAGTTCACGGTGCCGCCCACAGCCATCATCTTGCTCATCAGGTCGAAGTCCGCGCGGGTGAAGTTCACCTGCGTGTCGCTGTCGCTGGCAATGATGGTGGCGATGCCGTTGCCAAGGCCCGCCCGCAGGGGGTCGGTGTTGGCGGAGAACTGAATGTTGCCGGTGGAAAACTTGTCGCTCTGGCTCAGGATCTCACCGGTGGAGGGGTCCTGAAGCTGTGCGGAGCAAATGCCCTTGGCGTACAGTCTCTTGTCGGTAAAAGTGATCATGTCTGTTCACACTCCTTTTAATGTTCCGTATTGTTGGTAAATTGACTCAGCGGGGTCATGGCCCCCGCGTCCTCCCGCTCCCGGTCATAGAAAAGGTGGGGTACAGGGTTCCCGCCCTTCCACTTCACGCCGTTGCCCTCCGAAATGCCGCAGATCAGATAATCCGCCGCCCGCTGGATGGCTTCCTGACGCCGTTTCAGCTTCAGCAGGGGCCATTCGTCCATCTCTGTTTCCTCACAGCCCGTAAACAGGGCGATGGAGGAAAGCAGACCGGCCGGGTCCCGTCGCAGCTTCGGCCCGTTTCTTCGGGCCAGCTCCGCCTCCGCTTCCAACAGGTCCGGGTTGGCGTCCTCATCCGTCAGCTCAATGCCGTTCTGATAGGCCAGAATAGCCCTGAGCCTCTGGAATTGTACCGGGGTAATGGTGATTTCTTCCTCGCCGTTCCATGTAAAGCATATTCCCTTTAAATCCATTGTGTTTTCAGGTGAAAGTTTCACATGAAACAGGCGGATGCGGTCTGAAAGGCTCCGGCCCTCCCCCAGCCGCAGCGCCAGCGCCAAAAACGCCAGCGCCCGGTTAAAAAGGCCCACCGGTTCTTCCCCCCGCTCCATGCTTTCCAGATCCATGACCCAATAGGCTGAAAGCAGAGGCATGACCGCATAGCGCACAGGGAGCGCCTGCTGGATCACGTCAATGGCGGGTCTCGCCCGCTCAAATTCCTCCTGCTCACATACCCGGATGGGCCATAGGGTCAGTCCGGCGGTTTCTATGGGTTCGTAGCGGTCCGCCGCCCGCTTGATATTCCGTGAGAGTTCCATCTTTTAATTCATCCTCTCCGATATCTGAAATCAAATGGTAATGCCCGCGCTGGCAAACAGCGCCACAATACAGGCCCCGGCGATCAGCCAGATCACCTTGTCCACGAGACTGTCCCACCGTTTGGCGGACTTCCCTTCCATCTCCGTCATCTTTTCATCGATCCGGCTCACCTTTGTCCCCATCTCTTCCTGCTTGGTCGCCATTACCTCTACGCTGGCAGTCAGCTTGATCAGCGCCTGCTGATCCCGCTCCACATCGTCCATGCGGTGCTTCAAGGATTTGATCTCGTGCTCGTGGCCCTCTATTTTTACGGCTGCTTCTTCCATGGTCATGGTGGCTGTCCTCCCGTTGTGAATTTAGTAGTCCTCAATGGTGTCCCCCATGGCGGCTTCGCTCTCCGCCCAATGGATGCTCATTTTCAGTTCCCGGCCCACTACCGTGCCCGTCTGGTCATACACCGGGCGGCTCCCGTTGTCTGCGTGGGCGATACGGGAGAAGTCGCACACGCCGATCCCCGCCAGATTCACGCCGTTCAGTGCCTCGATGATGCACTGCTCCATATCGTAGGAGCGGGCGTATGCCTCCGTTTTCGTGGTAGTCTCTTGGTTCACGTTGCAGGAGATCACAAACGTGATCCCGATCCGCGCGTCAAAGGACGTCTGTGAAAAAATGCGGCCCAAATAACATTTAATCGTGCTTTTCGCCTCCGTCTGGGCTTCTCCCCAGAACTTCTGTGCGTAAAGGCGATACCCTTTCGGGTGCTTGCGGCGCTGGGTGTTGCTGTCTACCACAGGCTCATTCCCGTCAAAAAGAAGGCTCTGCTTCTCCTTGGCCGTGGGCAGCCGCTCTCCCAGCGGCTTGGCCCCGTCATGCCATAGATATTTCATCAGCCGGACACGGGGGCGGGTGTTGTCATCCACCGGCTCGTAGCCGTCCGGCAGCGGCAGATCCATCAGATAGGTCAATAGCTTGTGGGGGATCTCCTCCGCCCCACGGAAGGTCAGAAACGACGGCATAACTCTTTCGTATGGATACGTAGGACTATTGAATTTTCTGTTCATTATGCCCTCCTTGCCTGTGCGCTTGGAGTAAAAAACGCCATCTCCGGACTCCAACCCAATTTGTTGATGCGTTGCTTTACAAGATCAAAACTAACCCCAAATTGATCACACCATTGTTTCATTGTTTTTGTTTCGCCGTTGTATTCAATCAGATGGTTGTTCCGCTTATTATTGGATTGCTCTTTAGGGGTAGCCCACCGGCAATTCTCCGGGCAGTAGTTGCCGTTCACGTCAATGCGGTCTATGCTCAAATCGTCCCGGTAGCCGTTGGATAGTGCCCAATTCCCAAACGCTTCAAAACTGTTCCGCCATTCTTTGCAAATGGTGATTCCTCGACCGCCATATCTAAAGTAATGTGAAACATTTTGATTTTCGCATCGGTCTATCATGTTCGACCAAATGTGATATAGTCGGGTTTCGCTCATCCCATGGGTAGTGTGTGCGTCCCTCGCTAATTCTTTTGCTTTGCATCCGCAGCTTTGGGTGTGCCCGCTTCGCAAATGCCCTGTGGTAACAATAATTTCTTTCCCACAATCACACTTGCATTTCCATTGGATGTGATTGCACTTGCTTTTCCCTGCATATTGGATAACAGTTATTCTCCCGAACTTTTTCCCCGTGAGGTCTAACCGTTCGCTCATTGTCCGCCGCCCTTCCGCTGCTGAAAGGCCGCGTCAAAGGCGCTCCGGGCCTCCTTCAGATCGTCCAGCGTCTTTTGCACCGCCTCCGGCGTCATGCTCTGCGCCGCAAGGTCCTGAAACCGGCTCACCGGGTCATTCATGGCTTGCAGCATCCCGTAAATCTCCGTTTTCAGCATCTTTTCCAGATCACGGTAGTCCGCCAGCAGGTCAAAGGCTTTGTCCCGCAGCTCCGGACCTTTCCCCTTCATGCGGTCGATCTGGTTGAAGATGTGGCCTCCGGCCCAGCGGTCGTAGTCGTCGGCGGACATGAGGTAGGTTTCCCCCTCCACCGGCTCAAAGTCCTCTCCCAGATACAGCTTTACAAAGCCGCCCATGAGATACCGGTTCCGCCGTTCCACGTTCTCCTTAAAGTAGGGGAGTACCTGTCCCCCCTCCACCCGGACCTCCATCCGGTCAAAGCACCGTCCGGCGCACTCCGCCGCAAACGCCGCCTTTTCCATCAGGGGCACATAGTCTCTGGCTGCCAGCAGCCCTTCCTCCGTCAGCTTTTTCCATTCCATATACGTCATTCCTTTCAGATTTTTTGGAATTTCTCACGGTTGCTTCCTCGCAGGGGACACAAGGCCGCCTGCGGTGTGTTCTCCCATTGCCCGGTCACGCCGCACAAATGCTGGTGCCCGCAGATGGGGAATTTCTGCCCCGGCTGCTTCTCGCACAGCAAGCTCACCGTTCCGGGCCGCTTGTAAGCGTATGGACACTTCTCTGCCATCTCACAAGCCCTCCAATTCGATCTCCGCGCTGACGCTTTCACCCTCGCACTTGGCCGTTACCGTCAGCGGTTTTGGGCTGTTCCCCCAGCATCGGACTGTCAACTGGTTCCCATTGACACTCACGCTGTAAGAACCCTCTGCGGCTCCCTCATAGGTCCACTCCACCGCCGTGTCCTGTCGAACGCCGCCAATAAACAGCGCCGCCTCCAAGGTCTCCACATCGTAGGGGGCCATGTACTTGGGAACCTCATTCAAAAACCGTACCGCCGGTGTTTTTGCCGCCGATGCCTCCACCGTCACTGTAAACTCACCGGCACAGTCCCGGTTCTGTTCCAGTGTCGCCTTGATCTGGCAGGTGCCCTCACCCATGGCGGTCACAACGCCTTTTCCGTCCACCGTGGCTACATTGGGATCGCTGGACGTCCATATATAGCCGATGGGGTGTTCCTCCGTGGTCTCCACCTCGGCCCCATTCCGCCGGGAGGCTGCGGTAAATTGGGCCGAGTCTCCCGCCGTCATGCGGGGCGCCCCGGCAACAAATACCGCCCAGGAGAAGTTCTTCCCACCTGCCACTTTCGCCTCCATATCGTCGATCTCATGGTTCGGCTCCTGCATCCGGGCGTTGAAGTGTAGCAGATGGGTGCTCTCGTCATCCCCGGTGAACTCCTGTGTAATGTCAGAGTATCCGGTGATCTGATAGGCCCGCCGTCCTAAGATCAGGCGGCTGTTTTGGTCCAGCTGCTCTGTGTTGGCGTTGCGCTGGCAGATGATATTGAAATAGCCCTGCATAATGAGGGTCATTTCCTGGAAGTCATTGGCCGTGGCCTGTGCCAAGGACTTTTCCACAAGAATCGGTTCTTCCCGGATGTTTCCGTACCAGTCCAGAAACCGCCACATGGCGTTGCACCGCCGCATGATCCCGGTCCCTATTGCGCTGGACAGGTTGGATGGGTTCGTCACCAGCCAGTAGGAACCCATGGTCTCCACCTTGGCTCCCTCCGGGATGTAGTCTACGCTGGCGTCCGCCACCAAAAATGCCTTCTGGTCATCGGTCTTTCGGGTAAGGCTGACGCCCTGCTTGGTGGTGTCGGAGAACCGGATGCGCTTCGTGCTCCACTGGTAGAAGTCTCCGGGAACCAAGCCCTGCATCCGGGCCGTCACAAAGTCCGTGGCGTAAGGAGCCATTTCCTCCACAAATCGGGCCGTGGCATCCGCAAAATACTGCCGCTTCCGGTCCCGGTATTGAGCCGGAGCGTTGGTCGCCCTGCCGTTCCCACCACTCAAAAGGCCGATGTTTTTCATGCTGTGCTTGGCGTCCGCCATGTGGCTCCCTCCTTTCAGATCAGCTCCATCTGCCGTGCCGACCGGTGAAACGCCGTTGCGTATAGGCAGTCCTGCTCATACTTCCGCAATTCCTGATTCAACAGCCCCCGGTTCTGCAGTTTCTTCTTGCTGCCCTTTTCCATGTACTGCGGCTCGTTAGGCGGGTTAAAGCTCCGGTCATGATCCTTGGGCGCGTCGCTGAGCCAGTTGCGGAAAAACCGCTCGTCCCATACGGAGGCTACGCACAATCCCAACAGCCGCTTCTGCTCCGATGTCAGGTCATGGGCAAAGGCCCCGTCGGTGTAAAAGTCCATTTCGTACTGCAATCCCGCGTCCATCTGGGGAGGAAAGGTCACGGTCCCGGTCTCCGGGTCATACACCGCCTCTCCATACGGTACTAAGAGTACGGACCCGTCCGGCTGCTCCGCCCGCTGTGCGCAGGAGAATAATTCGTAGCCGGTCATCCCAGTCTCTACCTTCGTCTCTTTCGCAATGCTCTCCAAGGTGGAGACCCATGCGCTGTCCCCGTAGGCGGGTTCCGTCAGTCCCTCCTTCAGGTAATCCACCATCTCAGGGGGACGGTTGAATACCGGGATCGCGTTTTTCATGTACAGGCTCATCCGCCGAAGGAACCGCGCAGGGCTTTCCGCCGCCTGATCCGTCAGTCTCACGTCATCAATAAAAACCATGGCATGGTCCGAAATGATCTCGCTCCAACTCGTTCCCATAGCCGTCCCTCCTTTTTGGCCTGTTTTATATGTTTTCCGTCCCGCCCTGTTTTTTCGGAACGGTCATGTTCTGTTTTAATATTGCCCCATGCCGCCGCATTCCCAGTGGCATGGGGCTTTTTGCCTGTTTTCTCTCAGCCGGTCCAGTCGGCCTTGGTCTCCCGCACGTCGATGTGGGTAAAGCCCTGCTTACTGTAAATGCCCACGCCGCCCCAGTCAGGCATCAGCTGTCTGGCATAGGCCGCCACCTGTTCCGGCTTCTGTCCTTCCACGGAAATATCAGCTGCCGTGCCGTAGCAGTGCTGGCTTTCCGTCACGCCGCCCACCTTGGCGTTGTACTGGGGAGTCCGGTAGCCACTGTTGATCACCACAGCGGAACCAAAATAAGTGCGGATGGATTCCAGCACCATTACCAAACGGGGAGCCACCAGAACGGCGTCGCTGCCGTCCCTGCAGGCAAACTCCTTGACCTTGAAGTGGGCGGAAAGACGCTTGTTTCCGTCCTTGGCCTTGGAGTATCCGTTGATTCCAACCATGCTCATCACCTCATTTTGTATAATGCACGAACCATCTCTGCCCGTGTCACCGTCTCCCCCGCATTGCTGTCCGTCAACAGCCCCTTGGCCTTGCCCCATGCCAGCGCCGGTTCCTCCGGATTGACTGGGGCCGGGGTAGGGTTTGTGGTAGCCGCCTTCCGCTCCCAAAACAACAGCAGCGTGGGCACCTTCCGGGAGCTGGTCACCTTGCCGCCAGGGAAGATTCCCTGCGTGGAGCCGCCGCCGTCCATCATCAACGCATCCGTCACGCCTAACCCCAGCAGCTTGTTTTGGAGCTGTTCACGGGTCAGACTGGCCTTGTCGCACCAAAGGCACACCTTGCCGTTGGGCATCCAGCCTACAGCCGTCCGGGCGGCAGGCCGGGCCACGTCCGGCGTGAGGTCCCGACGCAGTTTGGCTCCCGCTTTCAGGAGAGGGACGCCGGAGAGGAAAGATCCTCCCCGGTCCGTCAGCATCTTCGGTGCGCCATCACTGCCAATGGAAATGCCCCAATCCTGATAGGCGTCCCGGCTGATAACTTTCCCATTGATCACCGTCCAGCCAACCGGCTGAAATTTGCCGTTGAACAGATAGCCGTTGATGATGTGCGTGCAGCCGGTTTTCGCTTTGATCTGCGCAGGCGTCAGCTTCCCAGGGTTATAGTAGACCTGCGCCCGAGCACAGTCAAAGATGTCAGTCATTGACTCTCACCGCGCTTTTGGCATAACCGTCCTCGTCATAAGTAACCTCGAACTTGCCGCCGGGGATCCACTGGATCTGCTTGGTGCCAGCCAGATCCTCACGGCGGCGCATATCCACGGTACGCTGGGCGTCCTTGGGTTCCTCCTCAGCGGGGATAAAGCCCTCGGCCATCTCCGCCTCAGTCCAGCCTGCCGTACCGCCGTCGGGGTTCAGGTGGAAGTTGGCACCCGCCTCCTTCAGCAGCTTGTTAATCTCCTCGATGGTCTTTCCGTTCTTCTTGCCCTCAGTGATGATCTCAGCATATTTCTTGTCCATGATTTGTTCTCCTTTCAAATCAAAAAATGGTTGTTGATTCTATCTATGCCCCCTCGTCCTCGCCCCGTTCCTTGTCCTCAAGGTGGGGTTTCCAAAGGGGATTCCCCCGTCTCCCGTCCTATGGGAAAGGGTTTCCAAAGGGAGAGAGCCGCAGCCCATTCCCCTGTGGGGTTGGTTTCCAAAGGCGGGGGCCGCTGCCCCCGGCCTTTGTGCCAGAGGGGGTATGGGGGACGGTGGCGTCCCCCATGTTTCTGGTGGGGGGTTAAGGGGGAGGGATCTTTGCGCCAAAGATTCCTTCCCCTTGCCCTGACATGGGAATGTTCCCCTGCGGGGAGCGCAATTTTAATTACTCATCTGCTTTGCGATCTGATTGACCCCGGTGCTGGCCAGACCGCTCACAATGCCCACTGCCACGGCGGTGAGATAGTCCGTTGCGGGGAAGTCTGCCATGATCAGCATCCCCACCACGCCCAGAACGCCGCCGGATACGCCCACAATAATGGGGATCCACTTGTTCTCAAGGGCGGTTGCCTTCACAGCCATGCCGATCAGGTAGCAGATCACCGTAATGACCGCCACGCTTGCAATGCCAAATCCGGAAATATCCATGTTCAATTCCTCCTTTTGACCTTAGTCCTCTTCCGCTGCCTCCGCGCTGTTCAGCGCGTCCAGCACCGGGCGGAACATCCCCTTCCGCCGGGGGTCCTCCTTGGGTTCCTCCGCATACCGGGCCTTGTTCTTCGCGTTCAGCTGCTTCAGCAGGTCCCGGCTGTCGGCGCTTACCTCGCCCCGCTCCCATGCGTCATAGTAAGCCTTGGCCACCATCTCCTGATGCTCCGTGCAGAGATCGTCGAAGATGTCCAGCAGCTTGTCTCCCATGGTCACGGCGCAGCGGAACGCCTTTTCGTCCAGCACCTCGCCCTTGCGGTATGCGCAGTGATACACCGCCCGCTCGTCATCCGTCATGCCGGAGAGCACCACCAGCCAGCGCCGTTCAATGAGCCGTCTTGCCGTTTCATCATAGAACCGGCTCCACTCGCTCTTGGGCACCATCACGGTGCCGTTCTTCCCGGTCACGGTGCCGTACATCCCGTTGGGGCCGAATACAGCCAGATTATCGTCCGCCACCGGGGCGCACCAGCGGAGCGTCACCTTTTCCGTGTCCGCCATCACCTGAACCACTTGGGGCTTAACCTCCGCCATGGCCTTTGCAACGGCCTCCGCCGCCGCCTGTTTGGCGATCTCCGCTACCTCAGCGGCTGTATACAGCTTTTCGGGTTCCTTCTCCGCCGCAGGCGCTTTCTGCTCTGCCACGGGCGCAGCCTTTGCCTGTTCCCGCAAGGGCTGGGCGGCTGCTTCCAGCTCCTGCGCTTCGATCCCCGCCGCCACATCTGCGGCCGTCCGTTTCTCTTTTGCCATCTTTGTCCGCTCCTTTCAGATAAAAGATGCTGGTTCGTTTCTTGCGCTCCGCCCTCATGCAGGCTTCGCGCCATATCTGCGGGAGAGAGGGGTTCCTCCCTCCCGCTTTGGGTCTTACGCGTTGATGACGGCCATACGGGACGCCAACACCGGCACACAGTCGATGGACATAGAAACCACTACGTCAATGCTCATGTCTGCGGTCTGGTCGGGGGTCAGCTCCAACTGAATGGGCGTGCCCTCCTCCATGCCGATGTAGACGGGCTTGTAGCCGCCCGCGGGCACCAGCCAAATCTTGTCGGCAGGCACAATGTCGGTCACGCTGGTATTCTGGGTCCCCGGCACAATGGCGGTGTCGATGGGCATCAGGTTCATGCCCATGTACTCGCCCAGGAAGCCGTACCGCGCCCAATCCACGCCCAGCATGGTGGACAGAGCGGCATCCAGATTCACGGTGGAGGCGTTCACCACACCGCTGGGCAGCGCCTTGGTCAGGGCGGAGGGACGGCCAATGGCCATCACGTTCCGGTAGCGGGTCCCGTTCACCACGCTCACCCGCTCACCGGCAGTGACCCAGTTGGCGGAGGTGTTGGTGAAGGTCATGTTGGCGGGCACATAGGCGGTGTTGCCCGTCATCTTGGTCAGGGTGCTGATCCACAGAGCGGTGATCTTGGAGTACATGCCGGCGGCCAGAGCGTTGAAGAACCAGCCCATGTCGGCATCGTTGCCCACCAGCTGATACCACTTCATGCTCACCCGTGCGGTGCGCAGACGGGGGTTCAGGGTCACGCTCTTGTTGTAGAGGGTGTTGGCGGGCTTGGAGCGGGAGGCGCCCCAGCTGTCATCCTCAAAGAGGAAGATGTCGTTGCTCATGATGTCCAGTTCCTTGGTCTGGCCGATGGGCACGGTGGTCATCTCAGCCAGCCAGCCCAGCCCGGAACTCATGACGGTGGGCAGCATGGGGGTCACGATCTCGGTGACGATCCCGGCCAGAGTCTTGAGGTACAGGCCGTCGCTCATAAACTTGCGCTGGTTGCGGCGGAACTCGTCCAGATCAGCGGGGGGAATCTCCCCGCTCAGGGCGCACACCCGCTTGGCGCAGAAAAGCAGCAGGTTCTTCTGAAGGTTGCGGTTGGTCATGCTGTAGCTGTTCTGCCCCTCGCCGTCCGCCAGCATGGCGGTAAAATCGTCGGGTTGCTTGGTCATGACCCGCAGGGCGCGCTCGTCCCGGCCCAGACGCTCACGCATCAGCAGACGGCCGCAGGTCACGATGTCGGCCCGCTCCCGCTCCGCGTTGCTGAACTCCTTGGCGGCGCTGTCATACACATTAGGATCAATGCTGTTCAGTCTGATTGCCATTGTTGTCACTCTCCTCTCGTTTCTCAGCCCGCTGCCGCGTCAACCTTGCAGGCCAGCACGTCCACGAACTCAAATGCGCTCTGTGCGCCCTCGGTAAAGGTGCCGCCGGTGGGCAGAACCTTGAAATACGGAGTCCCCACGTCGGTGGGAGCAGCGGTGGCGGGCACCAGCAGACCGTTGGCAATGGTCAGGAACTTGTTGGCCCCCAGAGCGGTGGACAGGTTGCCGATGCCGAACCGGTAAATCTTGTTCCCGTCAAACACGATCTTGGTGAAGGTGACGGGATAGCCCTTGGGAGCGGGCAAGCCCAGCGTGTTGGCGCCCACCTTGTAGAGGTTGCCGGTGGCGGGGTCCTGAACCATGTTCACGTCATAGGGGTTGCAGGCGAAAATGCCGTCGCCCTCGCTCTTCACGGCGGCTCCGGTGGCCTTCATGTTCCAGCTGTTGCTGTTCTTGATGGTCACGGTGGATCCGGTGGGGCCAACGCCCACATAGCCCTCGCAGTCCATCAGCTCATCCTTTACGCACAGGAAACCGGCGGAACAGGTCTCGTCTGCCTTATCGCCGTTCTGGAACTTGCCGGTGATGTTCAGGGTCTCGTCGAATACGCGGTTGGTCACACGGGGCCAAAACGCAGTCTTTTCAATGTATGCCATTGTTGTCACTCTCCTCTCGTATCTCAGCCGTTCATGCGGGCAAGCATTTCTTCAATGCCGCCGCCCTCACCGCTGTTGGTCTTGGGGTTGTTCCATGCGAAGGAATGCTGCTTGGCGGCCATTTCCTTCTTGCGCTTTTCGGTCTGTGCCTTGCCGTGTGCGGCCATCAGGTCCAGCACGGCGCGGTCTGCGCCGCAGAACTTCCCGTCAGTCTCCATGGCTGCGAACTCCTCTGCCCGGTCACACAGGCCCTTGGCGGTCTCGGTCATGTCGGCGTCGCCTTCCACGGCGCAGGCCCGGATGTCCTCCAAGGCCCCGTTCACGGCTTCCTTCACGGCTTCGACCCGGCGCTCATGCTCGGCGGCTTCCATGGTGCGGATTTTCTCCTCCGCCTCGTCCAGACGCGTCTGCAATGCCTTCACGTCCTCCGCCTGCTGCCCCTTTGCGGCGCAGGCATAGTCCACGATGTCGCTCACCTCTGCCATGGCGTTCACGCCCTCGCCAAAGGGGAAGGCTGCCGTGAGGTAAGCGGGCTTGATGCGGCTCTCCACCACGGCGCCGTTATCCTCCGCGTTAAAGGCGTAGGTATAAGCGCTGCCGGCAGAGTCCACGAGGCCAACGTGCATCCCGTCCTCGCTCAGAGCGACCACGCGGTAGCCCTTGAACTTTTCGGACATGGCCTCCATTGCCTTCTTGCTCATGATGTTCACTCCTTTTCTCTTGTTCGTTTCGTTGCTTCCCTTTCCGGGGTCCAGAGACGCCGCCCGCAGTTTCAATGTCTTAAACTCTTCCTGCATGGCACTCAGCGCCTTGATCCGCGCCCCCGGAATTGCCGGCGGCACATCGTCTCCCAGCACGGTCACGCCAAGACCTGCCCAATCCGTAATGATCTCGTTCTCGCCGTCCATGTGGGATTTTTTCGTATCGGTCTCAGCGGAAACATCCATGCGCCCTGTCCGCACGATTTTTTCCACCAATTCCGGTGCGTAAAACTGGAATAACCGGCCCTTCGCCCTGATCCACTCGTTCCCGTCCTCTTCCACAATGGAAAAGTCTTTGGGATCGTCGGATAGGGTCCCTACGATGCGCTCCGCCGTTCCGTCCATGAACGTGTAGCCCTTCTCGCCGGTGTAGGGGTCCCGCACTTCTCTCATGTTGTGTCCGTCCCCCACCTTGCGGCCCACATAGGCACACAGAATGGGCTGACCCACAAACGTCAGGTAGTGCTCCCGCATATTGCGGAAATCCCAATGATTCTCATTCAGCCCGGAGCGCATGACCCACAGCTCCACGCCGAACTCGTATTCACTAAGCCGCTGCATGACCCGCAGTTCGCCGGACATTTTTACGTGCTCCGGCGGGGTTCCTCTTGTCCGAAACGGCATGGTCACGCCTCCTCTCCGTCAAACAGCTTTTCCACCCAGTTGTCATAGCTGGTGGCGCTGCCGTCGGTCTTGTCATACATCTGCCATGCGTAGAGCATGGTCTCGTAGCTTTTGCTGTTCTCCATCTGAAGGTTTTCAAATTCCCTTGCCAGCGGATACAGCCCCACTTCTTCGCTGGCGGCTACGCAGTCCCGCAAGGCGTCCTCAATGTCCTCCAACAGCCGGATCACCTCTCCGAAAACGCCGTCCATGTCCTCCGGCCGCTCCCGGTATTCCGGGGTCTCCGGGTATTCCTGCATCAGGTGCCGCTGGTGGAGAATGTCCCCGATCTCGTCAAACCGCTTGGGCTGTTCGTGGGCCAGACGGTGAATGGCGTCCGCCGTGTGTACCAGTCCAAACTCCACCAGAACCCACTCCTTCAGCGTGTCCAGACCCCGCGCGGCGTTCTGGTATGCCGCCGTTGCCCGCCTCGCCGCGTCCCGCAGCGGGGAAAAGCGGGGATTTTCGTAGTGGTAAATGTCCCGCAACTTTGCCATGTGGTTTCCTCCTCTCATGTTGAAAAAAAGCGCTGCCCACGCCGGTCATTCCGGCGTCAGCAACGCTTTGCTCCTCCCGCTCACCGCTTAGAGCGGGGTGCTCTGTTCACTTTTTCTTCGGCTATTCGCCGTAGGTGTCAATGTCCGCCTCCTGGCCCTCGCTGGTCACGGTGCCGTCCCCCTTGGGTCTCCCGCCGGGGTTCAGATCGTGGGCCGCCTGGGGCGGCAGTCCGCTTTCGGACTGCTTGGCATTGTAGCTTGTCACCAGCGGCAAACGCTTATCCATGATGCCGCTTGCCTTGATGGCGTTGGAAATGCTCAGATCGTCCAGCAGAGAAAGATCGTTCATAGCCATGTAGATGATGGTCTGGGGCAGGATGCCGAGGGTCATGCCCTGCTTGGCCTCCTCCATCCGCTTTTCCTCTGTGGAAAGAGTCCCGAACAAGCTGAACCGCCACGAATATTTCAGGTTCAGCTTGTCCATAATGGCCGCCATCATCCGTTCGTAGCCCCGGTATACGCACTCCGCAAACTTCCCTTCGATTTGCAGGGAGATTTGAGCGATGCCCGCCTTGGGGTCCTCCGTGGTGGGTACGATGGCGGACAACCCCGCCTTGTTCATGGCGTAGCTGTACCCGGCTGCGGAAATCTTGGTGGCGCTGGGTGCTTCTGCCAGCTGGTGCATTTTGATGTTTTCCACAGGGGCCGTAAACCAGCCGATCCCGCTGGTGTTGCTCTCTGTCAGCATCTGATACCACAGGTACTCAAACAGCCGCCGTCCCGCGTCTGAAAGCCGGTAATCGTCCTCTGTGCTTGTAATTTCGCTCTTGTCCTTGTAGGGGATCTCGCCGGTAAACAGGGCGATCAGGGGGTTCTGCACCAGTTCCAACTGGATCTGCTCGTACTGCGCCATCTGCACCAGAGAGAGATACAGCCCCGCCAGCGGGGAAATGGCGTTCCGGGATACATCGTCTGCCTCAAAGGTGAAAATCTTGTCCACCGGAAGCGTCACCCAGTAGAACCACCGCCCGTTCTGGGAATATACCTCCGGGTCTCCCGCCAAGCGGCCCCCGGTCTGCTTCCGCCGCTGTTCCAGCACGTTCAGGTCCACCCGGTCCCGCGCCGCGAAGATCACCCGCTTTCCCGTGCCCTCCGGTGCCCGCTCCGCCGATGCGTAGAAGTCATCCAGATAGGGCAGCAGCAGGTCTCCGAACTGCAACGGGTCCGTCCCCGGCTGCATAAAATACATCAGGTTCATCGCCACCGTGTATTTCGACACGTTGTTGAACCCAACGATTTTTACCCAGTCGCTGGGAAGCTGCTGTAAAAAGGCGTGGTTTACCTTGTTGTGGGGCTTGTCCACGCTAATCCGGGGATAGTAGAAAACCTTTCCCTCCTGCAAGACCTGCCCTGCGATCTCATGGGCCGTGGCCTTGGGGTCCAGTGTTTTCCGCAGCTTGTCCAAAAGCTGCCATTCCCGCAGAAAGTCCTCCCGCTTCGCTTCTTCCTCCGTGGCGTACTCCGGGGCAATGTAGCTGTGGTAGGTCAGCATTTCCGTGTACACCTTCCGGGTGTGAAACAGGGGATACGCCGTCCATTCCAGCGCGTGGGCCACCTGCCGCAGGCCCTGTTCGTTGCCGTCCGGTGCGGTGAGCATCTCCGCCACCTTGTCCTTGCTGTAATTCACCGGCAAGGAGGAAATGGCCTTTACCCGGCGGTTCTGAATGTAGGGGTTATTCCGGGTGTAGGTGTTGCTGGCCGCCCGCATAAATGCGCCGCTTACGGCATCCATGGGCAGGTCGCCATACTGTGCCGCCAGTTCCCGCAGCCTTCCGAATATCTTCGGGTACGAGGCGAATTGCACCGACCTCAATTCAGTTTGCAGGTCCATGCTCCCCGCCTCCCTTCATGCGTTCCCGCTCCTTCTGCAATTCCAATTCCAGCCGGTCCAGAGTGCTGGCCCATTGCTTCTCCGCCTCCTCCGGCGTTACGCCTGCTTGGGCCGCCGCTTCTGCCAGGATCATGGTGTTGCAGTCCGCCAGCCACAGGCGGTCCCCGTCTGTCAGCCGGTCCAGGTCTGCCCCGGCCACCTCCACTGCGCCCTCCGGCTTTTTCCGCCCGGTGAGATACAGCAGAATGTACCCTGCGCAGATCCGGTAAAACCGGGTGTCATACGCGATCTCTTCCGTTTTCCGGGTCCGCCCCATGGCGTACAGCCGGTATCGTTTCTTCCGTTGAACCATTGTCAAAACCTCCGGCCTCCCCGCCGCGCCGTCACCAGCCGTCCGCTGCCTCCGGTGCTGATAGGCGGAGCCACTTTGTTTTCCTTGAACCGATCCAGTGCCGACGCCCAGTCGCTCTTGTTTTTCCCGTGGATCTCCGTCAGCAGTTCCTCCCGCTCAATCAGCTGGGCCAGCCGCAGAGCATATTTTGTGGCGGACCAGCTATCGCGCTGGATGGCCTTGGAAATGCGCTTCTCGCTCATCCCCGCCCCGCTGGGCACCAGCTTCAGGTTTTGGATCTGGCCGGACAGCTCCCGGCACTTCTGGTAGGGCTGTGCGAACTGGTAGTCCCGGTCATCGTCACGGATGCGGTGGGCGCGCTTATACGCCTCCACGCCCTCATTGGCGTTCAGCGTCAGCAGTTCAACGTTGTGGTGCTCAAACTCCGTCTGCGCGTATTTCAGCATTTCAAAGTCCGGGTCCGTCACGCCGGTGCCGCCTGCCTTGATGGGGTAGATCACCGGAATGGCCCCCGGCAGCTCCGCCGCCGCATAGGCCGCGTGGTTCTTCACACACAGGGGCGGAAGGCCGTCTCCCAAGTCGGTCATCAAATCTTCCAGCACCCCGCGCCCGTACTGCCACGAGTCGATGGAGATGTAGGTCTGGCTTCCGTCATAGCAGAACCGATTCCATATCGCCTTCAGCCGCCGTGCCTGGGCCTTGCTCTTGTCCGGTGGGGGCCAATCGTCGATGTAGACCAGCTGCTTCAAAAAGCGGTCCCGTTTCAGGTATTCCCGCTGACGGGTCAGCTTCAGCACCACGCAGGCGCATTTGGCGTTCTTTGCCGAATCCTCGTAGGAAACATCATAGCCCACGATGTAAATAACTTCCTCCGGGTCCAGCTTGGGGTGCGGGTCCTTGCAGCAGTGCTCCGTCTCCATCACCAGAACCCGCTGGGAATCCGTCAGCACCTCGTCGGAAAGCACGGGGAACTCGTCCGCGCCGGTGTACCGGCTCTCCATTTCCCGCATCCACCGTTCAATGGTCAGTTTCTCTTTCAGCTTTTGTGCCCAGGAATAGGGCCGCATCTGCTGTAAGATCACGCATTGCCACGGAATATCCACCGCAAAAGATTTTTCACCCCGCCACATGGCTTTTAATACGGAGCACCGAACCTGAAATGCGTGGTTCTGCTTCCGCCCCGCGCTGGTAATGGAATGGCTTTTGTATGCCACAAAGTTGGGGTCCGGTTCTCCGTTTACGTTGTGCCGCAGACGAACCGCTGGAAGTACAACTGTGGTGTATTCGTCAAAGTCGAAGGGCGGGTTTTCCTCTTGGGCGAACTCCTCCGCCGTAGCTGCGTGAATGTTATCGCCACGCTTGGCCCCAATGTAAAAGGCGCTTCCGCCGTCCGTCTCGATCTTGAAATCGTCCTTGCTCTCCGCGCTGACCCGCCAGTGCTTGGCAAGGGCCGCATAGTCATGTTCCAAGGCGCGGAAGGTTTTCCCGCCGATACCCGCCAGCTGTTTTAGTGCCGGTCCCACATACAACACCTGTGTTCCCGGCCACACAACGCCGTTTACCATCTCAGTCAGCAGCTTTGTGTAGGTTTTTGTCATGCCACGGGTGCCGGTGATCGCCACTTCCTGATTGCGGGCGTAGGCCCGCATCATCATGCGCTGAAGCAGTTCTAATGTCTTAAAATCGCTGTCATCACTGCGGAGAATGTCCGCCAGAATGTCGGGGTGCTAATACCAACGGCCTGTCCAGATCAGGAACGCATACCACGCGTCCTCATAGTCTGCGTAATTTCTGGTTTCCGTCTCTTTCTTCTGTACCCAGCCAGAAGTCGCAGACCAAACCTTTCCGGATCGTCTTGCCATTGGTATCAACTCACCTCCCTTATCCCGGTTATTTTTTCTTTGCCGGCGGCATTTTCACAATGCCAAGTTCTTTGTACGACTCTTTTTCCTGTTCGTCAGGTTCCTCCGCAAACTCGCCCAAATCATCCCGCAGACGCATGTCCGGCGGAAGCGTCGGCAGTTCCGAAAGGCCGTCATTGACCCGCGTTGTGTTGACCATGTACAAAAGAATCTGTTCGGCGGCATCCTTTGTGTAAGAATACTTGGGCCGCCGGTGAAACAGAATCTCAAACATTTCATCCGGGGAACACTGCTTTCCGTTTTTCAAAAGCCCCGCCTTTTCGAGACGGTCCACAATGCCGTCGATCCTCAAGTCATCAATCGGCTTGGCATCCCGTTTCCGCAGTCCCTCGCTGGACAGGTTGTCCTGCACCATCTTGTTCAGCTTAGCCGCCTTGTCATATTGGCCGATGGCCCGCATCTTGTCCCGATCCAGCGTCATTTTTGCGCAGTCCCGCAGAATAAACTCCTGCTTCACGCTTACGCCGCCCGCTGCCATCAGGTCGCTGGCCAGCGCCTCGTAAATACGGTCCAATTCGTCATAGTCCTCAGAGGTGTAGGGGTTCTTTGCGGAGTTCTCGCCCCAGTTCTTCCTCTGCTGTGCCGTCCCCACCTTCCGGTTCCGGGCGGACTTCTCATTGCCCACCGCCTTGGTAAACTCCCCGGCGGTCAGCCCTTCGCCAAAAATCTTGGTGATGTCCGTCAGCCCATCCAGAAAGCCAAGGGGTTCCCCCCGCCGCGTGTCCAGCTTCTTCAGCCGCAGGTTGTCCAGATAGGCGATCCACTTCTCGCCCACGTCCGGCTCCTTTGGCACCGCCAGCATATCAAAGGGCCGGTCAAATTCAATGCAGCAGTAAAAAAGGGCAAGGCTGTCGCTCGTGGCACGGGCAATGGCGTCATAGCGTTCCTGCTGTGCAGTCAGTTCCGCCGTATCCATCGGTTCCAGTTCCATTCGCGGCCTCCTTCCCCAAAAAACAGAGAGTGAAAAGAATTTATTTCTTCTCACTCTCTATTATTCCACAAGGTTTTCCCAATTTGGTAAACTTTAGTAGCCACTTGAAAAATTTTTTATTCTGGCTCCAAGCCGAGGATGTAATCCACACTCACGCCGTAAAAATCCGCCAGCGTGATCAGGGCCGATGCCTTCGGTTCCTTCATGCCGCTTTCGTAAAAGCCTACCATACCGTGGCTCATACCGCAGTATTCGGATACCCGGCGGCTGCTTACGCCTCTGGCCCGCCGCAATTCCCGCAGCCGTACCGCGTAGACCGGCAGTTCCCTGCTCTTCTTGGGGTCCTCAGTCCTCTTCATCGTCCCCCTCCCCTTCCAGCAATTCGCAAAGCCGTTTCAGGCGCCGTTCGATGCTTTCCATCTTCCAAAGCAAAGAAAACAGCGCCAGCAGTGTGCAGGCGTATACCGTCATGGCAATATTCCCGCTGCTCGCCTCATAGACCGCAAAGCCCACCACTACAAGCAGGATCACAAAATTCAAGATCGTTTCCACCATATCAGCTCCCTCCTTCTTCAGACTGCCCGGACCTCTCCGGGCAAAAAGTTTTCCGTCACGTCCCCGCCCTTGGTGTGGGTGGTCACGGCGATAAACCGTCCGCGGGGGTGAATCCATGCGACCCATCCCCGCCGAATCGGGCATAGCTCCACGCTTGACCGCTCACTTCTCGCCCGCTCCACCGGCAGCGTCTTGAACTTCGCCTCTACCGTCTGCCCGATCTTCATTTCCGTCCTCCATACGTCACTTTTTTCAAATCTTTGTACCGCTCAGCGTGCGGAATCAGCTCCGCCTTATCCCGGATGATCTCCTTCAGCACCCGGTCCATGTGCTCCTGACACACGTCCGCCGCCGGGTTTTTGTAGTCCAGCGCCGGCCTGTATTCTTTTCTCACCTCTGCCCATGCTTCGGTGAGCCGCATAATGCGATCATAGCCCCAGCCCTCCGTCTGGTGGATCGCGATTTGCAGTGTATCAATGTCATATTGCGAGGTTATAACCATCGTTGCCTGAAGCAGCCGGTTGGTCTCGTTCTCCCACCGTTGCAAGTATCCAGATTGTTTGGCCATCTTACTTCCCCCTTAACAAGTACAGTTTCAGCCACAGTGGAATGTCGGCGGTCAGAATGCTTTTGAAATAAAACACGATAAACGCAATGCCAGCGGCTATGACCAGCGTCCAAAAGGCTATAATCAACCAGTCTTTCAGCTTCATTCAGCACCTCCGTCCATCTTGGCCCTCTCAATCTCAAGCGCACGTTCACGAAGGTCTCCGAATCCGTACTCATCCTGCCAGCCCAGCTCCGCAGAGGCTTTTTGGCAACTCTCACATAGATAACACGTCCACGGAGTTCCATCAAAAACACAACTGCGTTCCATCATAGTCCCTCGGTAAAATTTTCGCCCACACCCAAAGCAAACATGGTCAACCCTCGTTTTTACAACTTTTCTTCCGGCAACATCCATGTGTTCATCCTCCGTCATGCACCGTTGTGTACTTCCAAATCAACGTGTTCAACTTTCTCAGCCCCTCCATGGTGATTAGGTCCTGTGCGCACATCTCGTCCCGCAGGCGCTCCAGTGCTTCGATTGGGGCCACGTCTGCGGCAGGTAATTGTTCAATAATGGCATATACCCCGTCTGCAAATACTCTTTCGATAAAGCTGTTTTCGCCCAACTTCAGCCGCTTAAATTCGGCTTTCAGCGCTTCCCGCTTGATGTATTCAGTCATTATTTATTCTCCTCTTTTATTGCTGTGCCAACTTCATTGCCCCAGCAATCCCATCCGACGGCCTCTTGACGTGCGAATAGTTCAATGCGATGGAAATGATGATACATACTATCTATACGATTTCGTATTTCTGCGGGTTTTTCTGAGTGACGTCCAACCCTTTCGCTCAAAAACTGCTTAATATTTGTTACAGTACGTTTGGGGATTGTCCCTTTTTTAAATGCCAAGCAAAGCTCACATTGGCTCAATGTATAAAATCCATAGTTTGTTCTTTGCTTGTCCCATACAAAAGCAACTGTTTTATATTCAAAGCCCCATGCCTTGCCTAACTCTATTGCAACATCTAAGTTTGGACTGGTTGCCCACATATATAGCAAGCAACTGTCATCAGCGATTTTGTTCACTGGTAATGCTTTTAATTCACTTATAGACATCGCAGGATAATGCTCTGTAACATCGTTTTCGTATTTTTTCCCTTCGCCATAATGTTGAAAGTTCATTTGCTTTTGTCTATACGCCCAAGGGGGATCGGCATAGATAATACGGTATTTCTTATCAGTGTTATAAATGTTTATAAATGCCATTGTCAGCCCTCCTTCCTTTCTTGCGTCTCAAAGTAAAACTCAATCGGTTTTTCGGCCTCGATGACATTGCCATAAACCACGCCAATCTTGTAGATATAGTTCTCGCGCAGCTTTCGCGGAATTTCTGCGATGTAGCGTCTAAAAGTTTCAAGCGAATTTGCACGCTTGTAGTGGTTGCACATCCGGCAGGCTGGCATGAGGTTGTCAAGGTCATCTGTTCCAGCGTCCTCAATACCCCACGCCCTCAATGGGAGGAAATGGTCTACCTGCATATCCTTGTAGGCGATTTCGCGTCCACAATACGCACAGTGGCCATTATACTTTCGGTAGACCGCTTCACGCTTTGATTTGCTAATTGCCATCCTTCAGCGCCTCCAATGCTTTCTCCGCCTCCTCGCTTACCGCAGTAATTCTCCCATGTTTCACCAGATCACAGAACACATTGTAACCCATGTGAAACATAATTCCGCAACTGCTGCAATAGCGAATTGCAAGCTCTACATCCTTCATAAGTCGCGGACTGTCGATGTTTTCCTTGCATAGCAAAGTGCGCCCACTGGTAAATGGCAGCACCACCAGCCGCCCGTCTCTGTCGGCCTTGACCAGCTGGCGGAACCTGTCCAGTGCCTCACTGGCTTTTTGGTTTCCAATTAAATCCTGA